ACTTGTCCTACAGGACCAACAGGTGCTACTGGTCCTTCACCTGTTGGGGTTACTGCAAATACTTCTATTATACAACATACTGCAACAAGTAATCAAACAGTATTTACTACACCTACGTACATTTCTGGTAAATACCAACTTCGTGTTTATATTAACGGTGTTCGTCAATTCCCGTCGGAATATGCAGAAACGAGTTCAACCTCTATCACATTAACACAAGGATGTACTGCTGGTGATATAGTTCTTATTGAAGTTTATGATTTCACTTCATATGCATCATTAACGCTTGGAGCGACTGGACCAACTGGTCCTACAGGAGCGACAGGTGCAACGGGTCCAAGCACTGCAATAAATGCAACTAACGACACTACTACAACAACACTATATCCAGTAATGGTTGGTGCTGCTGGTTCAAATCAAACACCTAAAGTACGAACAACTGCTACTGCATTTACATTTAATGCAAGTACGGGAGGTATGCAGATAAACTCTCTTGGAGTTGGTACTGCCGCATCAAGTACTGCTGGTGAAATTCGAGCAATTGATGCTATTACTGCATTTTATTCTGATGAAAGACTCAAAGAGAATATTCTAATTATCGATAATGCGCTAGATAAAGTTATGTCTTTAAGAGGTGTGTCTTTTAATTCTAACAGTGAAGCAGAGAAATATGGATACAAAAACAAATCCACACAAATTGGTGTGATTGCTCAAGATGTACAAAAAGTTCTTCCAGAAATAATCAAGCCTGCTCCTTTTGATATAGGAGTTGATGCTAAAGGTGAAGAGTATTCAATTTCAGGAAACAATTACATGACCGTTCAGTACGATAAACTCGTACCATTATTAATCGAAGCAATAAAAGAACAACAGATTCAAATAGAAGACTTAAAAAATAAGGTTAATAAATAATGGCGATACTACAAAGCGAAATTGCTGGAACAGGGATTCGAGGAGCGACAGGAGCAACTGGTCCAACAGGTTTGACAGGACCAACAGGTCCAACAGGATTAACCGGTGCTACAGGGGTAACAGGTGCTACAGGACCAACAGGATTAACCGGTGCAACAGGACCACTCGGACCAACAGGTCCTACTGGTCCTACTGGAGCGATAGGTGCAACAGGACCTACTGGTCCCACTGGTCCAACAGGATTAACCGGTGCGACAGGTGCTACAGGAGTAACAGGTCCTACTGGTCCTACTGGTGCAACAGGACCTACTGGTCCAACAGGATTAACCGGTGCGACAGGTGCTACAGGAGTAACAGGTCCTACTGGTCCTACTGGTGCAACAGGACCTACTGGTCCAACAGGAGCGACAGGGGCAACAGGAGCAACGGGTCCAGCAGGCGGTGGAGTGACTACAGGGAAAGCCATTGCGATGGCAATCGTTTTTGGGGGTTAATGTGGAAGCTTTTGTATATTGTTGGTATAATATAGAAAGTAATAAAAAATACATAGGATATCATAAAGGTACTATTGATGATGGTTATGTAAGTTCTTCTGGTAATCCACAATTTTGGATTGATTATGAATCTAAAAAATTAAAAAGGCAGATAGTAGCAAAAGGTACAGTTAAAGATTGTCAAAAATTAGAAAGAACATTATTTGAAAATGTGGATTGGAAATCTGACGAATATTATAACATAGCAGTTGGAGGAAGTGTAAATTTTGCCTTAAATAATCCAATGTATAGAAAAGAAATTAGAGAAAAAATTGGAAAAATACATAAAGGAAAAGTAGTTTCGGAGGAAACTAGAAAAAGGTTATCCAAAGCACAAACCGGAAGAAAATATTCAGACGAAACAAAAGAAAAACATAGGAAAAATATGATGGGTAATAATTATGCTGTCGGAAATATTCTTTCTAAATCACATAAAGAAATTTTAAGAGAAAAGGCTTTAAACAATAATCCTATGAACAATCCAGAATATGTTGAAAAAATTAGACAATCGAAAATTGGTACTGTGGCCTTATATAAAAATGGGTTTATGAAAAAAGCAAAACCAAATTCTGAAAAATGGAACACTTTAATTTTAGATGGTTGGTTACCAAAGGATAAAGGATAATTAAATGGCAGCACCTAATATAGTAAACGTAACGACAATCATAGGCAAAACATCAGTTCAATCTGTAACAACTTCAGCTACTGCTATTGTTACAAACACGGCAGCTTCAGGCAAAGTTTTTAAAATAAACTCACTAATAGTTTCCAATATCGATGGAACCAATCCAGCAGATATTACGGTCGATTTGTTCAGAAGTTCAACCTCTTACAAATTAACAAACACCATAACAGTTCCTGCCGATGCTACTCTAGTTGTCATTTCTAAAGATAATCCAATTTATCTAGAAGAAGGTGATGCAATTAGATGTCTAGCATCAGCTAACGGAGACTTGCAAGCTATTTGCTCATATGAGGAAATTAGTTAAAAGTGGAAAGTTATTTTCTTAATGGTGGTATGATTGGAGTTACCATGGATTTTGGTAACTTTGAGAGATATGTTCTTGGACAAACTACAGAACTAGCAGAATTGGAATATGTTGGAGGTCGAACGCAATCTGGTTCTGGTACAACATCTAATATAACAGTATCCCTCACGGGACTGTCCGGTGGTACAGATACCGAACCTCTAGAAGGTGATATAGTTATTATAGCCATTGAATTGTGTGGCACTTCAGATAAATCATACAGAATTTCCGGTTACACTGAAATAGCAGATTTATATGCCAATGACACTGAAGATTCAAATCTTCAAGTGGGTTATAAATTTATGGGAGCAACTCCAGACACTTCTGCATCTATAACTGGTGGTACAGGTTCAACGGCGGATGCTTATGCTATTTCTATTCATGTTTGGAGAAACGTAGATTCAACAACTCCCCTAGATGTTACTCCTACAACAATCTCTCAGATTAATACAGGTATTCCAAATCCTCCTGCAATTACTCCAACAACTTCAGGTGCACAAATTTTAGTTGCAGCAGGAACAGCACATACTGGTGGTACAGACACATTTGGTGCGTCTTATCTAGACAATTTTTTAACTGTTGGTGGTAATGATGATAATGATGCCACTGTTGGTATGGGCAGTATTCTTTGGACTTCTGGTGCATACGACCCAGCAGCTTGGACATTTTCTCAATCAGATTCAACTGCATTTTCAACAAACTCAGTATCATTTGCACTAAGACCTGCAACAGTTACGGTTGATATTCTAGGTAATAGAAAACGCTCAGGTATTTGGGCATTACAATCAGCATACAATTTTAAATACCAAGAATATTTGGATACACTTGGTATTAAATTTATCGGGGAACCAACATCATCCACAGGTACTTCTATAGATTTACCTATAGATTTACTTCAGAACGATATCGTGTTTATTGCTTCATTCTCCGATGGTACTACACAGAACTTACCTACAGGATTCACAGCAGGACAAACTGGTGCAGCTACTAACTCAGTTAGTTATCGTTGGTCATATAAAATTATGGGAGTAACACCAGATTCGACTGCCACTGGATTGTCTAGTTCATCCATACATGTGGCGTTTGCAGTTAGAAATGTTGATACGTCTGTTATATTTGACCAGACCACACCTGCAATTGCTACTAATACTGCTGGTATGCCTAATCCACCTGCAATTACCACACAAACAAGTCAAGCAAAGGTCATTGTATTTGGTTTCCTCGATGATGATATTGTTAATGATGTGGATGCTCCAACTGGTTTTGAATTGCTGACAACTCAGACATATGGTTCAAGTGGTGCCGGTGGCACAATTATGGTGGCATTCTCAGTACCTGATAATATAGGCACTATAGACGCTGGAGCTTTTAATGGTAGCGGCTCTGATTCTTGGGTTGCTGCTACCATTGCATTGAGATGGGACGGAGTATAAATTATGAGTGCGTCTAGATTTGGTGGATTTAGAATTGGTCGAAGAAGCTTGACCGAGTGGGACATTCTGAAATCTCCAAGTTCGGATATAAATCAGGCCCCTTCATCTATACTAGACTTTAGATATGTTGATTCTCAGGGTATATGGTCAATAATCTCAACTATGCAGTTCCCCAAAAATAAAGGTTCTAGTTACACGCTGGGTCTGTCCGAATCATTATATCAAACCTCAGGAGATAGTGATGGTTGGAGCCAAAAGACAGTAGACATATCAAGTTATAGTGGAGCAACCGTTAGACTTGTTTATAAGTATACTATGGTAGCAAGTGTGTTTACTGCGGATATGCAACTGGACGCTATTAATATAGATGGTACTACTTACAGTTTTGAAAACAGTGGACAGTCTTGGCAGACTAGCACAACAAATACCGGTGCATATGATTCAGTTTCTTGGTCAAATTTATCTACAGGTACAACAGCAGGTAGATGGAATGTAGATTCTGGAGGTACACCAACTGGAAGCACTGCTAGAACTGACGCTGCTGCTGGTTCATATTATGTTTATGCAGAAACATCAAGTCCGGGTAATGTATCTGGATTTGTATTTTGGTTACGAAGTCCTGAAATTGTTTTAGGTTCATCACCAACACTTACTTACTACGAAACAAGAACCGGTACAAGTTTAGGTAATTTAGATGTTTACTTAGACGTTATAAGTTAGGAATAAAAATGTTATACACAAAAAATGGCAGTTATCCAAAACCAATTCCATTTAGAATTAAGCTTTCTGATGGAAGGACAAGAACCGACCCAACAACATTCACTGAAGAAGAAATTGCTGAAGTTGGATTTGTTTCGGTTGCTGATAAACCTACAATCACAAACACACAAGTATTAAGTTGGGACAGTGAATTATTAGAATGGAATGTTCGAGATAAAACCGAGGAAGAGCTATGGGATGAATATGTTTCGACGGTACCAAAAACCGTAACTATGCGCCAAGCAAGATTAGCACTACAAGAACAAGAATTATTAACGACCGTTGATGCTACCATTGCTGCGATGGAAGGCATAGAAGGTGATGCTGCTAGAATTGAATGGGAATACGCTTCAGAAGTGAATCGTAATAGTTCACTTGTTCAGGGATTAGTACTGGGTTTAGGATGGACAGAACAACAGTTGATGGATTTATTTACCCTTGCTGACACTTTATGAGCTAGAATTTGAAGTATAAATAGTAGTAGTATTATTTTAATGGAGTTATTATGCGTGGTGAATGGTGTTATTTCAATCAATATTTTAGTCCTGATGTCTGTAACAAAATCTTAGAAATGGGATTAAAAATTCCTGCTGAAGATGCCAAACTTGGTGCCAGCGGCGAAACACAATTAAACGATTACAGAAAAAGTAAGATTCGTTTCATCCATCAGTCAGACCAAAACTTTGAATTCCTTTTTGATGCTATGTGGAAAATGGCATTACAAGCCAATGATGACTGGTTTGGATTTCACATAACAAATATATCATATTTACAACTAGCAGAATATGATGCAGAGTATGAAGGTGAATATAAAAAACATCATGACGTTTTTTGGATGAACAATGACCCATACTACCACAGAAAACTATCCGCTGTAGTTCAATTATCTGACCCAAATTCATATGAAGGTGGGAATCTAGAATTGATTAATCCAACAGAAACCCCAAACAAAGATGAAGTTAGAGCGCAAGGAACCGCATTCTTCTTTCCTTCTTTCCTAGAACACCAAGCAACAAAAGTGACCAAAGGAACTCGCTATAGTTTAGCCGCATGGTTCGATGGTCCTAAATGGAGATAGATTATGAGATTTCATGTGTTACCAAATCCAGCAATTGTTTCAAATAAAGATTATCTATCATGTGCTTTTACACAAAAGGCACTTCGTTTTTGTAAAATGATGAAGGCCAGAGGCCATGAAGTGATTCATTATGGACATGAATTTTCTGAAGTAGATTGTACCGAACATGTAACAGTTGTAACCAATGAAGTTTGGAAAGAGTGTTATGGTGATTATGATTGGAAAAACTCATGGTTCAAATATTCTATTGATGACTTGGCACACAAAACATTTAATGAAAATGCCATTCGTGAAATAGAAAAAAGAAAGCAACGTTGTGACTTCATTTTACCTTTTTGGGGATTAGGCAATAAACCTGTTTGTGATTACCACTCCGACTTAATTGTAGTTGAACCAGGCATTGGATATCCAGGTGGACACTTTGCTCCGTATAAGGTATTTGAATCTTATTCAATGCACTCTGCATATTATGGATTGAAGTCTGTAGAAACTTGTAATGAAAATTGGTACGATGTTGTAATTCCTTCTTACTTCGATTTAGATGATTTTGAATACTCAGAAACCAAAGACGATTACTTTTTGTATCTTGGTAGAGTATATGAAGGAAAAGGATTAAATATTGCTATTCAAGCTACTGAAGCTATTGGTGCTAAATTGATTGTTGCAGGCCAAAATACTTTGGCTAATATGGGTTATGATAAAGTTCCAGACCATGTAATAGAATATGGTTACGCAGATACAGAAGCACGTAAAAGATTAATGAGTAAAGCGAAAGGTGCATTCGTAGCGTCATTGTATAATGAACCATTTGGCTCAGTTCAGATTGAATGTTTATTATCAGGTACTCCAACAATAACTACTGATTGGGGAGCATTTACTGAAAACAACATACATGGTTTAACTGGATATAGATGTAGAACCTTTGAACAATTTGTGTGGGCAGCTAAAAATATAGATAAAATTGACCCTAAAGTTTGTCGTAAATTTGCCGTAGATAATTTTTCGTTCGATAAGGTTGGTATGATGTATGAAGAATACTTTCAATCTATTATCAATATCTATGATGGTAATGGATGGTATGAGCCTAATGATTCTAGAAAAGAATTGAATTGGTTGAATAAGCAGTATCCAAATTGATATAAATATAACAATAAACCTATAAAAGCGAACAATTATGGCTACTCCTACAACAAGAGAAGAATTTAAACAATACTGTCTTCGACAATTAGGACATCCGGTTATTCAAATCAATGTCGATGATGACCAAGTTGATGACAGAATTGACCAAGCATTACAATTTTTCTTTGACTATCATTATGATGGTTCAGAGAAATTCTACATGAAACATCAAATCACACAACAAGACATAAACAGGGGTTGGATTTATGTTCCTGATGCAGTGACGTTTGTTACAGGTGTAATTCCGTTTGACCAATCAAGTGCTTCAATCAACATGTTTGATTTGCGCTATCAATTAAGACTTCATGATTTATACGACTTTACTTCGGTATCTTATGTTTCATATGAAATTACCATGCAACACTTAAGAACACTACAGCTTCTATTTGCAGGTACTCCACAAATTAGATTTAATCGTCATAGTAACAAATTACATCTAGACATTAATTGGAGTAGCGACTTAAAAATAGGCGAATATGTTGTCGTTGAATGTTATCGTACAATGGTTCCTGATAATGTACAACTGTCCGGAACTGCACAGGTTTCAGCTTCTTCAAATACTGTTATTGGAACAGGAACATCATTTGACCAATCTGTTCTAATAGGAGAAGAAATTACATTTGGAACAGAAACAAAACGAATTGCTAGAATAGTATCTTCGTCTGAATTAATAGTAGATTCACCTTTTTCAACAGACACCTCAGGATTGACTATCATTAAATCTGGGAATTCTGATGTTTGGAATGACAGATTCTTAAAGAAGTATTGCACTGCATTAATAAAATTACAATGGGGAAACAACTTAAGTAAGTATAATGGCATCCAAATGCCAGGCGGTGTAACATTAGATGGTGTTAGATTTGTACAAGAGGCCACACAAGAAATTAAAGATTTAGAAGAAGATTTAATCAATTACAATGTGCTTCCAGCCGATATGATAATGGGTTAAGATGGCGACTAATTTTTACTTTAATCAGTTTCCTACTAATCAAATAACTTCAGAGCAATTGCTCATTGAAGATTTAGTGATTGAAGCCATGCAAATACATGGCATGGATGTTTTTTATCTAGAAAGAAGTTCTAGAGATGAAGTAGATTATCTGTACGGAGAAGACCCACTATCTGAATTCCGAAGAGCATATCCTATTGAAATGTATCTCGAAAATGTTACAGGAATGGATGGGGAAGGAGACTTCTTATCTAAGTTTGGTTTAGAAATACGTGATGAAATAACATTACTGGTTTCTCGCCGCAGATTCAATGCTACTGTAAACACAATGAAAAATCCTCGTGAGGGTGATTTGGTTTACATTCCTATGATTAAGAATATTTTCGAAATCACATTTGTTGAACACGAAAATGACCAGGCAATGTTTCATACATTAGGAAGAGGTCGTGCTGGAAACGTTTACGTCTATGCACTGAAGCTCAAACAATTCACATTCTCAGAAGAAATCGTGAATACTGGAATCCAAGAAATCGATTTGACAATGCGAAACTATTATAAGAAAACACGTGTACCATTTGCAAACACTGGTGGAGGAATTTTTATACCAGACGAAGTGGTGTATCAAGGTACTTCGTTATCCGAAGCAACAGCACAAGCAATTGTTTATTCTTACACTCCACACAGTTCAATGGAGTTAATTAGAGTAAATGGTAATTTTGTTTCTGGTAATGTGACAGGTCAAACTTCAGGAGCAGTTAGAACAATTCTGCTATCCGATGATAATACACCGTTTGATAACATGTTCGAAGACATTGCTGACAATAATAGACTTCAGACTGAGAGTGATTTGATTATAGACTTTACAGAATCAAATCCATTTGGAGAAGTTTAATGTTAAAAAATCCACACTTCTATAATAGAACTATTCGTAAAATTGTTGTTGCTTTTGGTTCTATGTTTAATGATATTGTTATTGTTCGTCAAAACAAAGCCGGAACAGTAGATTACGAGCAACAAAAGGTCCCTCTTTCATATTCACCGAAAGAAAAGTACATTCAAAGAATGAATTCGGACCCAACGTTCACAAAGTCTATTCTGACAACTCTGCCAAGAATGGCATTTGAGCTTGTTGGATTAAGTTATGACCCAACAAGAAAACAAGCAACAACTCAGATGAATTATTCTGCTGGTACAGGAGGAAGCATTAATACACAATATGCTCCTGTTCCATATAATTTTGATTTCACATTATCAATTTTTGCAAGAAACATAGAAGATGCAACACAGATAGTAGAACAGATTCTTCCATCTTTCACACCTGATTTTACTGTAACAGTAAAGTTAAATGAAGATATGTCTCAGAAATATAATTTACCAGTTATATTGAACTCTGTTAATCCAGATATTCAATATGAAGGCGACTTTTCAGACACAAGAATAATCATTTGGACATTGGATTTTACAGTTAAAGGGTATTTCTTTCCTAGAGTTATTAAGAGTAATAATTATATCACAAGTGCAAACACTAATGTGTATAGTGATACAAGAAATGTTAGTAATCAAAAAGTTTACGTTGACATGGATGATGGATTTGGTGTATTCACTACAGGAGAAACAATTCGAGTTCAGAATAAAGACATCTACGGTAAGGTGACCTATTTTGCCAATAACGCTTTAGGTACTTTAGTTGTGGAAGATTTGAATAAATTGTTATCAAATAATGATGTTGTTATTGGTGATTATTCGAATGCTACATATACAATAAACGCTGTGGATAATGAACCTGTTATAGCATTTAATGTTTTAACTCGTCCTGACCCAATAGATGCAAATCCAAATGATGATTATGGATTCTCTGATGTAATTACTGAATGGCCTGACACCTTACTATGAGTAAAAAATTAGATAAAAATTTATCCGAAATATTCGATGTAACTCCTTTAACGGATAATCAAATCACCGAAGTTATTCCTGCAATACCTATTGAAGAAATAGACGCTAATGTTGAATCTGATTTTAATTACGCAAGAAGCAATATTCGAAACTTAATTCGACAAGGGTCAGGTGCAGTTGACGGAATTCTTAGAATTGCTGATGCTTCAGAACATCCAAGAGCATTTGAAGTTGCTGCCAATTTGATTAAAACAATGGCAGAAATGAATAAAGACTTATTGGATATTCAAAAGAAGAAACAAGAATTAACAGGTTCTTCTCCACAAAAAGGAGATACGAATATCAATGTAGATAAAGCAGTATTTGTTGGTTCCACTATAGATTTAATAAGAAAAATAAAAGAGGAAAATAATGGAAACACTGATTGATTTGTTGAAAAAAACACTTGCGGATAAGTTTTGTTTTTACTTAAAGGCTCATAATTTTCATTGGAATGTTGAAGGAATGTTTTTTCCTCAACTACACGATTTCTTTGGAGATTTGTATGAAGAAGTTCATGATTCTATAGACCCTTTAGCAGAACAGATTCGTGCATTAGACGCATATGTTCCTGGTTCTCTTTCTCGATATCAAGAACTGTCTGAAATAAATGACCAATTGAATGTTATAACTTCACAGGAAATGGTTGCTGAACTATTAGCGGATAACGAAGTAATCATTGAAGACTTAAAGGTAGTTTTTAAACTAGCTGATGAATTAGATGAACAAGGACTTGCAGATTATATCGCAGGCAGATTAGACCAACACAAAAAATATGCATGGATGTTACGAAGCATACTTAAATAATGATTCAAGAATCTAAAGGTTACTTAGGTAATCAAAATTTAAAAAGACCAAACACTCCAATAGCATACACTGAAGAGCAATTGAAAGAGATTGCAAAGTGTATGGAAGACCCAATTTATTTTATTAAGAACTACGTAAAAATTGTTAACGTAGACAGAGGTCTTATTCCTTTTGAGATGTGGCCATTTCAAGAAGAAATGGTTCAGTCATTTCACAATAATCGATTTACATTGGCAAAGATGCCACGTCAGGTCGGAAAAACAACCACGACTGCTGGTTATATGCTATGGTCTATATTGTTCCAAGAAAACTATTCTATTGCTATTTTGGCCAATAAAGGTGCACTTGCTCGTGAAATTCTAGATAGAATTAAGTATGCCTATGAATATCTTCCGAAGTGGTTGCAACAAGGTATTTTAACATGGAACAAAGGTAATATCGAATTAGAAAATGGTTCAAAGATATTTGCATATGCGACTAGCGCATCAGGTGTTCGAGGTGGAACATATAATCTAATCTTCTTAGACGAATTTGCTTTCGTGCCTCACAATATGGCACAAGAGTTTTTCACATCAACATATCCTGTTATTTCTTCTGGTAAATCGACAAAGGTTATTATTGTTTCTACACCAAATGGTCTGAACATGTTCTACAAGATGTGGACTGATGCTGTTGAAAAACGTTCATTATACACACCAATTGAAGTTCACTGGTCTATGGTTCCAGGAAGAGATGAAAATTGGAAACAAGAAACAATCCGTAATACAAGTGAAGAGCAGTTCCGACAAGAATTTGAAACTGAATTCATCGGCTCATCGGCCACACTAATCTCTGGATATAAATTAAGAAACTTAGTATTTAAAAATCCAGAATCTTCTATTGACTTTTTAGATGTTTATGAATCGCCTATAGAAGGACACTCATATGTAATGACAGTAGACTGTGCCGAAGGGGTTCTTCAAGACAGTTCAACTATTCAAGTTATTGATGTTACAGAAATCCCATATAGACAGGTTGCTAAATACAAGAGTAATGAAATATCCCCTTTAGTTTTTCCTAGCATCATATATGCAGTAGGTAAGCGATACAACAATGCTTTTGTTCTCGTTGAAACTAATAGTGTTGGTCAACAAGTCGTTGACATTCTTCATTATGATTTAGAATATGAGAATATATTTAGGTTAGAATCTAGTGGAACAAAAGGAACACAGATATCTTCCGGATTCAAGCGTTCTGTTAGTTTTGGAATTCGAACAACAAAATCTGTCAAGAAAATTGGATGTGCCAACTTAAAGGCACTGGTAGAGAATGATAAGTTATTAATAACCGACTTTGATACGATTGCTGAATTGAATACATTTACTCGTAATAAAGACTCGTATCAAGCAGAAGAAGGAAATAATGATGATTTGTGTATGGGGCTAGTATTATTTTCTTGGCTCACTGCACAAAGTTTTTTTAGAGATTCAACAGATACTGATATCAGACAACAATTATTGGATAAAAACAATTCGTTGATTGAAGAAAGTATGACTCCTGTTGGTATCTTTGATGGTAATTATGAAGATGAGAACGAATCGTTTTTAGATGTTGATGGTGATTTATGGACCGACATGAAAAAACGTGGTTACTCTTTGACAGATTTCTAAAAATCATAAATAAAGTATAAATAAACATTTATTTTTTATGTGTCACAATAGGAGAATAAAAAATGGCATTTAAATTATCACCAGGAGTTACAGTCTCTGAAGTAGATTTGACTACGGTTGTACCTTCCGTTTCAACTACTGTTGGTGGTTTTGCCGGTAATTTTGTATGGGGACCTGTTAATGAAGTTACTTCAATTAGTAACGAAATTCGCCTTGTAGAAACATTCGGTAAACCAGACGGTAACACTTACACACAGTTCTATACCGCAGCAAATTTCTTATCATATGGCGGAAATTTAAGAGTAGTTCGCTCAGTAGGAAGCGCAGCTCTTAATGCAACATCATCTAATACAGGCATTCTAATCACTAACAGAACAGACTATGAATTGAATCACAGTTCAGGTACTGGAAACAACGACTTTGTTGCTAAGTATCCAGGTAGCTTTGGTAATTCTATTGGTGTATCTATAGCTGACCGTGAAACATTTAGTGGATGGGATTGGCAAGGAAACTTCACTGATGAACCAGGAACATCCGATTATGCATCAACCAAAGGATGTGAAGATGACGAATTACATATCATTGTTTTCGATTCAACAGGAAGAATTTCGGGTTCCGCAAATACAATTCTAGAAAAATATGCATTCGTTTCTAAAGCATCCGATGCAAAAAATTCAGACGGGTCAAGCAATTACTACAAAAACGTTATAAACAATACTTCTAAATGGATTTGGTGGTCAAGTCATAACGAAGACGGTGCTAATTGGGGTCAAACTACAACAGAGGTTTCTGGTGCATATGACGCATTATCTGATGCCGACACCTTCTTGTTATTAGGTGGTGTTGATTCTGCTCCGCAAGTTGGAAACTTACAAACATCTTACGATTTGTTCTCAAATCCAGATTCTATAGATATCTCTCTATTACTATCAGGTGAAACAACTGGCGAAACCATACCAAATTATTTGATTGCTATTGCTGAAGCTCGTAAAGATTGTATCGTATTCATTTCACCAGACTTCGAGGATGTTGTTAATAATGCTGGAAGTGAAGCTTCTGATATATTAGATAACAGAGCAAGCATTACTTCATCTTCATATGCAGTTATGGACTCTGGTTGGAAATATCAGTATGACAAATACAACGACATATACCGTTGGATTCCTTTAAATGGTGACATTGCTGGTCTATGTGTCCGTACAGATTCTGAACGTGACCCTTGGTTCTCTCCTGCTGGATTGAATCGTGGTGTTATTAAGAATGTTGTTAAGCTTTCTTGGAACCCAGACGATTTTGCTAGAGATGATTTATACATCAAAGGCATAAATCCTGTTGTTACATTCCCTGGAGAAGGAACTATTCTTTATGGAGATAAAACACTTCTTTCACGTCCAAGCGCATTTGACAGAATCAATGTTCGTCGCTTGTTTATCGTATTAGAAAAAGCTATTGCTCGTGCAGCTCGTTCTTCATTGTTTGAGTTCAATGATGAATTCACTCGTGCTCAATTCGTGAATCTTGTAGAACCATTCTTAAGAGATGTTAAAGGTCGTCGTGGTATTTTTGACTTCCGTGTGGTTTGTGATGAAACTAATAACACAGCAGATATCATAGACCGCAATGAGTTTGTTGGTGATATCTATATTAAACCAGCTCGTTCAATTAACTTTATTCAACTTAACTTTGTTGCAGTTCGCACTGGCGTAAGCTTCGACGAAGTTGTTGGACAGTTCTAATAAATAGAGAGATAGGAGAAAAAACAAATGGCATTTAATGTAAACGAATTCCGCTCTCAAATGGTAGGAGACGGTGCACGCCCAAACCTGTTTGAGGTGACGCTACCGTTCCCTGCTTTTTCATTGCCTGAGAATGCACAAACAAAAGTATCATTCATGTGTAAAACAGCACAATTGCCTGGCTCAATTGTAAATTCTGTTCCAGTTAATTACTTTGGACGAGAATTAAAATTTGCTGGAAATAGAACATTCCCAGACTGGACAATCACAATCATCAACGACGAAGATTTTGTTGTACGTAACGCTTTCGAACGTTGGATGAATGGTATCAACAGTCACAGTTTGAACGTTCGCAATCCTGCTGCACAAACACCTTTAGGTTACACTGTAGACAGTGAAGTTAGACAATATGGCAAAAACGGCAGCACAATCAAGAAGTACAAATTCATTGGTGTGTTCCCTGTTGATGTTTCACCAATTGATGTTGATTGGGCAGCTAATGACACTATTGAAGAATTTTCTGTAACTCTTGCCTATCAATGGTGGGAATCTGTCGAAGATTTAGTGGTATAAGTATAGAGGGAGATTAAGTTCTCCCTCTTTCATCATGAAAAGGAAAATAATCAGTGGCAATTAATTTATTTGGATTTACACTAGGTAAAAAAGATGTTGTTCAGGTTCAAAATCCTGAATCACCTTCTTTTACTTTACCTACGGCAGCCTTAGATGACGGTGCTGTAACAGTAACACAAAATGCTTATTATGGTACGTATGTAGACTTAGAAGGTTCAGTTCGAAATGAATTAGAACTTATTACTCGTTATCGTGAAATGTCAAATCACCCAGAATGTGAATCTGCTATCGATGAAATTGTAAACGAAGCAATCACACATGATTCTGATGGTACGGTTGTTGACCTTGTTTTAGATAAATTAAAACAACCAGAAACAATTAAAAAGAAAATCAAAGAAGAATTTGATACTGTATTAAAACTTTTAAATTTTTCAAATCTTTCGGATGATATTTTTCGTCGTTGGTATATCGATGGAAGAATTTACTTCCATGTCGTAGTTGATGAAAAAAGTCCAAAAGAAGGCATTAAAGAACTTCGATATATCGACCCAAGAAAGATTCGAAAAGTACGTGAGATTAAAAAAGATAAAGACCCTAAAACAGGAGCTGATATTATTAAATCTCTTTCAGAATATTATGTTTATTCTGATAAAGGTTCTAGTACAACCTCCCAAGGATTTACTGCATCAGTAAATACAGGCATAAGAATTGCTCCAGATTCTATCATAAATGTTAATTCTGGTCTAATGGATGCAAAAAATACTTTTGTTATCTCTTACTTACATAAAGCAATCAAACCATTAAATCAACTTCGAATGATTGAAGATGCGGTAGTCATTTATAGATTATCACGAGCACCAGAAAGAAGAATTTTTTATATCGATGTAGGAAATCTTCCACGTGGTAAAGCAGAACAATACATGCGTGATATTATGGTTAAATACCGTAATAAAATGGTATATGATTCTAACACAGGCGAGTTAAGAGATGACCGTAAACATCTTTCTATGCTTGAAGACTTTTGGTTACCTCGCCGTGAAGGCGGAAAAGGAACAGAAATTACAACACTTCCTGCTGGTCAAAATTTAGGTCAAATGGATGATGTACATTACTTCCAAAAGAAACTTTTACAATCTTTAGGAGTACCTTATTCTAGATTAGATAATCAACAAGGGATTGTTGGATTAGGAAGAACAACTGAAATTACTCGTGATGAATTGAAATTCGATAAGTTTATCAATAAAATTAGAAACAAATTTTCACAAATCTTTGATTCTGCTTTGGCAACGCAACTTGTTCTTAAAGGTGTTTGTTCTAAAGAAGAGTGGGAAAAGTTTCGTGAAGAAATTTATTACGACTTCAAAAAAGACAATAATTTTGCAGAGTTAAAAGAATCAGAACTCCTACAAAATAGAATGAATGTTGTTACTATAGTAGACCCTTTTGTAGGCAAATATTTCTCTCAGCAATGGGTTAAAAAGAATATTCTTAGAATGACTGATGAGGAAATAGAAGAAATCGCTAAACAAATTGAAGAAGAACCTCAACCCGAACAAATGGGTCCAGATGGTCTTCCAATGGAACAAGGTAATAATTCACAAGAACAAGAACCACAACAGCCTGTAGACAATACATATGATAATGGTGAAATAGAATCTCCAACACCTCAGTTAGATGATGATGTTGAGAGATTGTCTAAATACATAAATAGATAACAAAGGAGACATATAACATGAACAACGTCGAGCAATTTATTGATTTGGTTGGACAAGGTGAAAACACTGAGGCTCAGCAAGTATTAAATGGTATTTTGTCAACAAAAGCATTTGATGCTTTAGGTGAAATTAAGCAAAATATTGCACAAAGTTTATTCATTCAACCAGACGAAGATGGTACAGAATAATAATGAAATCATTAAACGAATTTAAAGAAGTTAAGCCTATTGTCGAAGAAGAGGCATCGGACTATTCAAAGTTCGATATGCTTGTCCGTGCAGGCTTAGCAAACAAAGCACAAGTACAAAGAATTCATCGTATCTTAGACAAGATGCAAGATGAGCGTCCAGTATTTAATAATGCTGACAGAATGATTCTTCAAAATTTGTTTAATAAAATGGTTGACTTAATTTCAAACAATAAACAAATTTTCCAAAAGGCACGTCAAGCAGTGCGTGAAGATGTGGAAGAAGATTTAGAAGAAGGAATTATTACTACTTCGGATTTAAAATATAATCCTAAAACTGGACGTAAGTATCCTGCTCACAGAAAAATGATGGGTAAAGGTAAAGAAAAGGAATCATTAGATGAAGGTATTTCTGATGTTCCATTCATCCTTGTACTCAAAAGAAAAGCAATAAGAATGTATCCTGATGGTGCAAAGGTTGCTCTTTATTACAATGAAAAGTTGAATAAATACTTTAGTGTTCCTTATAGCTTAGACAAAAATGTAGATTCTGCTATTCAAGCTGAAGAACTAGAAGCACCAAACACATTAGATTTTGTTCGTTACATTGCAGAGTCCAGTTCATCTAATCATGTAGTTTTTAATGATGGACACACATACTACGTTGATGCAGAATCTGCAAAGGCTATTGTTACTTTACACGAATCTTTAGATGATGTAAACAAAAATATACTTGAAGAGCAATTGTCTATTGACAAATCTCATTTCAAGAAAATTGCACAATTCGCAAGAGAACATTTAGTTTAATGTTAGTACAAGACATCATTGAAAATAAACTGACAGAAGCTAGAAACGAAATACAAAATCGTTTACAAGATATTGTCCGTAAAAAACTTGAAGAGGTAAAAAGATACATTGCCTCTGAAATGTGTGAAGAGTTTGAAGAATTAGTCGAGGCAGCGAAAAGCAATAATAGAATTAGAATGGGGCGAGTATTAAAAATTCGTCGCCGCATCAGAAGAAAAGATGGAAAGATTGTAGTACAAAGAAACGTTAAGAAATCTGCTATTAAAGGTTTCAGAATTTCTGGAAATACTATAAAAAGAATTCCTGCTACACAAAGAATTCAAAAGGCACGTAAACTTAAAAGATATTGGAAAACCAAAGGTCGTGCCAAGATGACTCGTACATTATTAAAAAGAAAAATGTCAATACGAAGACGCAAATCTATGGGAATAAGATAACATGGCTTACGAAATTATCAATAATAAAAGAGGCACCAGTATAATTAGGGCAACAGGTGCTGGAGATTATACTATAACACTAGAAGACCTTTCTGTCAATACTGCTCTTGAAGTTGTTTCTAGTGCCAGTATTCGTAGATTAAATTGGTCTACTAATGGAAGTATCTCTATTGCTCGTGGAGAAACCCCGAATACTGTTCTAGAACTTTATGGTTCTAGTGAAAACAGATTTGATGAATATGGTTACTTGTTGGCTAATGGTTCAACAGGAAATATTGTGGTGTCTATTGTTACTGGTGGAACTGTCACTATGGAATTATCAAAATCCGCAGAATACACAACAAATTTGGATAGCCTAGTATGAAACTAATCAGAGAAACTATTGAGGATGTTAAATACCTCACTGAAAAAAAAGAAGACGGAACTAAAACTCTGTACATCGAAGGAACATTTTTGGTGACTGAAGAGCCAAATAGAAACCGCAGAATGTACAGAAAAGACGTTATGGACCGTGAAGTCCAACGATACCGTGAAGAATATATCAATACGAAACGTGCTCTAGGAGAACTTGGCCATCCAGATACTCCTTCTATTAATCTTGAGCGTGTTTCACATTTGATTACAGACCTCCGTGAAGACGGTAATCGTTATGTAGGTAAAGCAAAAATTTTAGATACTCCATATGGAAACATCGTTAAGAATTTTATTGATTCTGGTGTAAGTTTGGGAGTATCTTCTCGTGGCATGGGTTCAGTTCTTGCATCAAAAGACGGCATTAATGTAGTTCAAGACGATTTTCGTTTAGCTACTGCTGCTGATATTGTGGCAGACCCATCCGCTCCAGGTGCCTTTGTAAATGGCATTATGGAAAACAAAGAATGGCTTTTTGTCGAAGGTCGATACGTAGAGGTCGATATAGAAAACGCAAAAACTCAAATTAGAAAAGCATCTCGTAAAGAAATAGAGCATGTTGCTCTGAATTTATTCGAGAATTTTTTACGAAAACTGTAATTTTATAAATAAGATTATTACAAAAAAATAAGGAGAAACACTTATGGCAACAAACAAACTTTTCGAGGCAGCGAACGATATTCTTGCTCGTAGCAAGTCTACTGCTCCTGCTGAGCCTATTGAAAAGGCCGAAGGTTCTGTTGAAGATTTAGGTGGTCCAACACCACAAAATTCCAAACCAAACGACGACTCTAATAAAGTCCATGTTGATAAAGGAACTAAAGAAGCACCTAAGCCAACAACAAAACCATCAGACGCATCACCAGAAGTTCAAGACAAATTGAAAAAAGAAGAAGTTGATGAAACTGATTCTGAAGACACTATTGCTGAACAAGTTAAGTCTGATATCGAAGCTTTATTCGCTGATGATGAAACAATCTCAGAGGCATTTAAATCAAAAGCTTCTACCCTTTTTGAAGCTCGTGTGTATGACCGTGTACAACAAATTCAAGAAGAAATCGAAACACGCTACGCAGGTATGCTTGAAGAAGCTATCGAAGCAGTTAAAACTGAATTGACTGAACAAGTTGATGACTATCTTAACTATGTCGTAGAACATTGGATTGAAGAAAATCAAATCGCAATTGAAAAAGGACTTCGTACAGAAATTACTGAAGACTTCATTGGCGGTTTGCGTAACCTATTTGCTGAACATTATATTGATGTTCCAGAAGATAAGGTTGATTTGGTTGAAGAGTTGACTACTAAAGTAGAAGAACTTGAAAACCATTTAAATGAAGAAATTGACCGTAACATTGGTTACAAAAAGGCACTTGTCGAATCTAAGAAAAACGAAGTTCTATTCGTTGTTTGCGAAGGTCTCACTGCAACACAAGCTGAAAAAATCAAATCACTCGCAGAGAGTGTTGAATTTTCCACAGTGGAAGATTACGTTGAAAAGCTTGAAAACATTCGTGAGAATTACTTCCCATCCGACCTGAAGAAGGCAGATGAATCACAACTACATGAACAAGTTGAAGATGATGGCAGTACCAAGACTAAAGTGGTAGACCCATTTATTGCTGCTATTAGTCAGTCTATCACTAGAACCTCAAAACAATAACAAGAAATAACAAGGAGATTTAAATGTATTTAACCGAAGAACTACAAAAGAAATGGGAACCGATTCTGCAACATGATTCGTTGCCAGAAATTAAAGACCCATACAAACGTGCAGTTACTGCATTAGTATTAGAAAACCAACAACAAGCCATGATGAAAGAATCTGGCATGTTGCACGAAGCTTCTCCAACTAACTCTGCTGGTACTGGTGGTTTCTCTTCCGGTGCTGCTGCTGTTGGTCCAGTTGCTGGTTTCGACCCAATCTTAATCAGCTTGGTTCGTCGTTCACTTCCAAATCTGATTGCGTATGACGTTGCTGGTGTTCAACCAATGACTGGTCCTACTGGTTTGATTTTCGCAATGCGTTCTACTTATGGTACTGACCGTAACGTTGCTGCTTCTGGTGTTGAAGCTTTCTACAATGAAGCTAACACTGCTCACGCTGGTACAGGTACACAATCATCATTCTCACTTGCTGCTAATACAGCACTTGGTAATGGTAACGTATTTGCTACAGCACTTAACACTGGTACTGCCATGGCAACTGGTATTGCTGAAGGTATCGACCTTGCTGAAATGGGCTTCTCAATTGAGAAAGTTACTGTATCTGCACAAACTCGTGGCTTGAAGGCTGCTTACTCACTTGAGCTTGCTCAAGATTTGAAGGCAGTTCATGGTCTTGACGCAGAAACAGAATTGGCAAACATTCTTTCTGCTGAAATTCTTGCTGAAATCAACCGTGAAGTACTTCGCACAATCTACACAACTGCTAAAGTTGGTGCACAAACAGGTACTACAACTGCTGGTACTTTTGACCTTGACACTGACTCTAACGGTCGTTGGATGGTTGAAAAAGTAAAAGGTCTTGCATTCCAAATCGAGCGTGAAGCAAATACTATTGCTAAGCAAACTCGTCGTGGTAAGGGTAACGTTCTGATTGTTTCTTCAGACGTTGCATCCGCTCTTGCTATGTCAGGTCTGTTGGACTACCAATCAGCACTTCAAAGTCAAGTTAATTTGACTGTTGATGATACTGGTAACACATTCGCTGGTACATTGTTCGGTCGTATCAAAGTGTACATCGACCCATACTTCCCAACAACATCAACTTCCGAGTTCGCTGTAGTTGGTTACAAAGGTTCGAATGCATATGATGCTGGTCTGTTCTACTGCCCATACGTTCCATTGCAAATGGTTCGTGCAGTTGACCCAACTACGTTCCAACCAAAGATTGGTTTCAAGACTCGTTACGGTCTTGTTGCTAATCCGTTCGCTGAAGGTGCTACACAAAGCAATGGTGCTCTTAACGCCAAGTCTAACGTGTACTACCGTGCGTTCAAAATCAGCAATATTCTGTAAGAAATTACAATAATTATAAAGCTGTATTGACTCAGAGGGAACTTCGGTTCCCTCTTTTTTTCATTATAAATAGAGAAAAGGAATTAATATGAGCGCATTATCAAGAACACCCAATAATATAAACTTATTAGCACCAAACAAGTTTAAACTAAACTTTTCTAGAGTGACAAACATGCAATATTTTTGTCAGTCTGTTTCTATTCCTGGTATATCTATTTCTGAAGCATACCAACCAACTCCTTTTGTTGATTTATATTCTCCAGGTGAAAAAGCAATTTACGACCTATTGGTGGTAACTTTTTTGGTTGATGAACAACTATTAGGTTGGAAAGAAATACATGATTGGATTCGAGGAATGTCGTTCCCAGAAAAATTTGAAGAGTATCAAAACTTAAGCAGACAAAATAAATTTCAATCTAACGAAAAAAAACCACAATATTCTGATGGAACATTAACAATTTTATCAGCCGCTAACAATGACACTATGAGATTCAAATTTTACGATTTGTTTCCAGTTTCATTATCATCTTTTATATTAAACACTCAAGACACACCCGAAAACATAATTACCGCAGACGCTACCTTTAGGTACAAATATTACGATATTGAAAAAGTTTAGCTAATTAGACCCTAATTAGAGCCAAAAATCTCTTGACAGCGATTGGTTTTTATGTTATGATTTTATATTATTGGAGAGGTATAAATGAACAAATTGGAAGAACTTTTATCAATGTGGGCAGCAGATTCTAATATAGATAGAACTGAGCCAGGTAAAGAATTATTAAACATACCAAAACTACACAGTAAATACTTAAACATTCTATCTCGACACAGAATGTTATCTAAAGAATTAGATTTTAAAATGTCGAAGTTGAAAAAGTTGAAGTGGGAATACTACACCGGTAAACTAGACGAAACAACATTGAAGCAGCATGGTTGGGAACAATTTCCATACACACTTAAATCTGAGGTAGCTACATACTTAGAAAGCGATGATGATATTATAAAGCTAATTGCACAGAAAAAAATACACGATGAAATCGTTGAAGTTTGTAATAGTATTATGAAAGAATTAAATTCAAGAACTTTCCAGTTGCGTGATTTTATCACATGGGAAAGATTTATTCAAGGTATTTGATGGCTGATATTCACTTAAGTAAAATAAATGAAGCATACATTAAGATAAACGCTGATAGACACTTTATTCAGGAACTGTCTGACCACTTCACATTTTTTGTTCCTGGTTATCAATTCATGCCTGCGTATCGTAAAAAGTTATGGGATGGAAAAATTCGTCTTGTAGACTTACGCACAAACAGCATTTATTTTGGATTGATTCCTTACATTCAAGAGTTTTGTGAAACCAGAGAATATGAGTTAGAAATCGATAGAGATGTAAATCTTACTTGTAACTTTTCTCTTGTTGAAGCCAAACAGTTTATAAGCACTCTGAACTTACCATTTGAGGTTCGTGATTATCAACTCAATTCTTACGTACAAGCAATTCGTAACCATCGATTACTAATTCTTTCTCCAACTGGTTCTGGTAAATCATTAATCTTATATTTGATTCTCAGGTCAATGTTGGATATGGATATGAAAAAAGGATTGCTCATTGTTCCAACAACGTCTCTAGTAGAACAAATGTTTTCTGATTTTCAGTCCTACGGTTTTGATTCTGATAAGTATTGCCATAAACAATATGCTGGAAAAGATAAGACAACAAAAAAATTCTTAACAATCACTACCTGGCAATCGATATACAATTTAGGTCCAGATTACTTTGAAGATTTTGATTTTGTTTTTGGGGACGAATCTCATTTGTTCAAAGCTCAGTCATTGACAAAAATAATGACACAGTTAGTCAACACAAAATATAGAATTGGGACTACTGGTACTCTAGATGGAACACAAACACACAAACTTGTTCTTGAAGGATTGTTTGGGCCAGTGTTTCATTCGACAACCACAAAAGAATTGATAGATGCAAATCATCTTGCAGAGTTTGGTATAAAATGCTTAATTTTGAAGCATCCCAAAGAAATGTGTCAAAACAGCAAAAAATGGGATTATAATTCAGAAATACAGTACTTAGTATCAAACCCTACAAGAAATGCATTTATATCGAATTTAGCACTTTCCTTGTCTGGTAACTCATTGATTTTATACAACTTAGTAGAGAAGCATGGGAAGAATTTATTTAAAATCATATCAGAGAACGCAAAAAACAGAAAAGTATTTTTTGTTCATGGTAAAACAGACGTTGAAGACCGAGAACAAATTCGAGCAATCACTGAAAAAGAAAACGATGCTATCATTGTGGCATCATACGGAACCTTCAGTACAGGTATCAACATCAAAAACTTACATAATGTTATTTTTGCTTCACCATCAAAATCAAGAATTCGAAATCTACAATCTATTGGGCGTGGCTTAAGAAAGGGTGACAACAAAGAGAAAGCTACTTTGTTTGATATATCAGACGATTTGCGTATAGATAAGCATGTAAACTTTACCTTGAAACATTTCATGGAACGTGTTAAAATATACGACGATGAGAAATTTGATTATAAATTTTACAATATAGAATTGAAAAAATGAATGATATAAAATTAATCCGTTTAGTTAACGGTAGCGATATACTATGTGAAATTACTGAAGACTCTGAGTATAACTATATTTTAAGAGAACCGCTTGCTGTGGACTACGTTGTAGATGGTAGAGGAATGAAGTCTATATATTTCAGTCCTTGGTTACCTAGCTCTATGATTATAGACAACTTTGCAAGAATTAGAAAGACTGATGTTCTTACTATCATGAATCCTACAGAGGTTGTGATTGAAAACTATTGCAGAGCAGTTCTAAGCATGTTGTCTGATAAAAAGAATAATACTTACATTTCAGACGATGAATTATCTGCTGAGTTTGATTTTGATGAAGAAACATTGGATGAGGAAGGTGAAGAAGATGATATTCAAGATATACTTGAACTTCAAGAAGCAATTAACAATCTAAAGAAACACATAACATATCACTAACCATCACATCAAACGGCAACACCGACACTATACCACCTGTCAACACATATTTTAGGCAAACATATGATTAAGAAAACTAAGAACTACATTAACAATCCAGACTTTCTAGCAGCACTAATAGAATACAAGAGAACATGTGTCGAAGCTGATAAAGAAAACAGAGAACATCCAATCTTACCAAATTACATCGGACAGTGTTTTTTGAAGATAGCTGAACACTTGGCTAGAAAGCCTAACTTTGCATCATACTCATTCAAAGATGAAATGATTGGTGACGGAATCGAAAACTGTGTCATGTACTTTCGCAACTTCAATCCAGAACAGTCTTCAAATCCATTTGCGTATTTTACACAAATCGTATATTATGCTTTCTTGCGTAGAATTGGAAAAGAAAAAAAGATGCTGTACACGAAGTACAAGGCAACTGAGCAGTATGGTATTCTCGACGAAGGAGAGATGTATGAAGATGATAATGGAAACACTAAACAGTTCGAATTGTATGACAACATCTCTGAGTACATTTCAGCATTTGAAATTTCTCAAGACAAGAAGAAAAAGAAAAGAAAGGCCAAGGGGCTAGAAAAGTTTTACGAAGAATTGCCTGATTCCTTATAACCTTTAATATATAATGATATTATTATGAAAATAGCGATAATAAATGATACCCATGCAGGTGCTCGTGGAGATAGTCCTCTATTCAACGAGTACTTCTTTAAGTTTTGGGAAAACACATTCTTTCCTTATCTGAAAGAAAACAACATAACTACTATATGTCATTTAGGTGATGTGGTTGACAGAAGAAAATTCATCAACTATGTCACCTTGAATTCATGGAGAAAACGATTCTTTAATCGTATTCAAAATGAAGGAATTGACATGCACATTCTTGTTGGTAACCACGATGTTACATACAAGAATACAAACGACATCAATGCTATGAATGAGTTGTTTGTTCATTATAATAATGTATCCGTATACATTAATCCTGTAGACTTAGAATTTGATGGAACCTCCATAGGTATTGTTCCTTGGATTAACTCTGAGAATTATCAAGAGTCTATGGAGTTTCTTAAAAATACCAAATCTGAAATCATATTCGGACACTTTGAGATTGCAGGATTTGAAATGGACCGAGGAAACGTATGTCATTCAGGATTAGAAAGAGGAGTGTTCGACAGGTTTGATATGGTTCTGTCTGGACACTTCCACCACAAATCATCATCCGGTGCAATACATTACTTAGGTAATCAATATGAAATGACTTGGGCAGATTATGATGATACACGAGGGTTTCATGTGTTTGATACAGACACACGAGAACTAACGTTTGTTGCCAATCCATACAAGATGTTTCATAAAGTTTATTATGATGATGAAACACAAGATTCTGATTATTGGAAAAACAAAGACTTCTTGACCTATAAGGATTGTTGTGTTAAAGTGGTGGTTATATCCAAAACAAACCCATATCTATTTGACGGGATAATAGATAAACTATATGAGGCTGGTGCAGCAGATATTTCAATTGTTGAGGACTTTTCTCAGGCAGATTTACAGAAAGATGATGAGAACATCGACCAAACTGAAGACACGATGACTATACTATCAAAGTATATCGATAGCGTTCCCATAAATGTTGATTCGGAAAAGATGAAAACTCTTATGAGGGAAATGTATGTTGAAGCAATTAATTTACAGAATGCAGAATGATACTATTTAAAAAGCTCAGATATAAGAATTTCCTAAGTACAGGTAACTACTACACAGAAATTTTATTGAATCGAACTTCCAATACACTCGTTATTGGAGCTAACGGTGCAGGAAAATCTTCGATGTTGGATGCCTTGACATTCTCATTGTTTGGACGTGCATTTAGAGATGTCAATAAGCCTAGCTTAGTTAACAGCATAAATCAAAAAGATTGTTTGGTTGAGGTAGAATTCTCCGTTGGTATCAAAGAATATAAAATTGTTCGAGGTATCAAACCAAACGTCTTTGAAATATGGTGCGATAATCAACTAGTCAATCAAGATGCATCAGTGCGAGATTACCAAGACTACTTAGAAAAGTTTGTATTAAAACTTAATTACAAATCCTTTACCCAAATAGTTATTCTAGGTTCTGCATCCTTTGTTCCGTTCATGCAATTGACTACTTCAGACCGTAGGTCAATTATCGAAGACTTACTTGACATTCAAATATTCAGTGTCATGAATTCTGTACTCAAACAAAAGGTCACTGCAAATAAAGATGCAATAAGTACCAACAAATCTGAGATTGAACTCATATCCCAAAAGCACGATATACAAGAAGGACATATAAACCAACTAAAGAAAAACAATGAAGAAAAGTTGGAACAATATGAAAAAGAAGTCATCGAGAATAATTCTCAAATATCGACTATCGAACAAAAGATAGTAGAATTAAACACAGAGATAAAAGAATTAAATGATTCTATTGCTAGTAAGAGTTCTGTAGAAACTAAGTTGAAGAGCATGTATCAACTGGAAAGTAAGATAGAAACAAAGATAACAAATCATAAATCTAGCATCAAGTTTTTTAAAGAAAATGATGACTGTCCAGTTTGCAGACAATCTATTGCTGAAGATTTTAAGAATGAGCAAATCAATCATCTAGGTTCGAAGGTGTCCGAAGCACAATCAGGATTAAAAGAACTAGAGATTAAACTTACTGAATTTGAATCTAAGATTCAATCATTTCAGGCAGTTTCTAAGAAGATACAGTCGTTACAGGTACAAGTTGCTTCAAACAATACAACCATAACACAAATAAACCGATATATAGCTAAACTGCAACAAGAAATCTTTGAACTACGAAACACAAAAAACAATCTGAAAGATGCTACAGAAAAACTTGATGAATTATTAGAAACCAAAAATCAATTAGAGAATGACAAAAAAACGCTGATTGAAGAGAAATCATATCTTGAAGCGGCTGCACTATTGCTGAAAGATACAGGCATCAAGACAAAAATAATTAAGCAATATATTCCTGTAATCAATAAAACGGTTAATAAGTATCTTGCTGCATTGGATTTTTATATTAATTTTAGTTTCGACGAATCTTTCAAAGAAACGATAAAGTCTAGACATCGAGACGATTTTACATATGCTTCTTTCTCAGAAGGTGAAAAGCAAAGAATCGATATGGCATTGATGTTGACTTGGAGAGCTATAGCAAAGATGAAGAACTCCACAAATACTAATCTATTGATTCTGGATGAGGTTTTTGATTCGTCGCTAGACAACAATGGAACAGAATACTTGATGAGTATTTTACATGCACTTGAAGATTGTAACTTGTTTGTTATCAGTCACAAAGGTGATATATTGCAAGATAAATTTAGAAGTATAATCAGGTTCGAAAAGAAGAACAATTTTTCTAGGATGGTAAAATGACTGAAATCTTAACATTTAATACTGAAAGTGAATCGACTCAAATAGATGTAATTGAACCCTTGCCATTATTTGCCGAGGACTATTACATGCTAAAAACTCCTATGCCTGCATACACAGAACAATTACCAAATCCAATTATGACTAGGTTAATTGAACGATTAAACATGACCATGAAGCTTTATGGAGGTATTGGTCTTTCAGCCAATCAGTGTGGCGTTGCTGTTCGTGTGTTTGTTATAGGAACACAAGATATGAAAATAGCATGTATTAATCCTAGAATAGTTGGATGGTCTGATGATAAGCAAAAAGTAAAAGAAGGATGTCTATCATATCCAGGACTATATTTAATGGTTGAACGGGAGCCTTGGGTGATTGCAGAGTTTGAAACGGTTGATGGAAAGACAGTACAAACGAAACTAGAAGGACTGAATGCTCAAGTATATTTACACGAATTAGACCACATGAATGGAGTCAGGTTTGCTGACCATGTTGGTCCTTTGGCATTAAATATGGCAAAGAAAAGACGTGACAAAATGATGAAAAGAATAGTTAGGAGCAAAAAATGAAAGATTGGCAAAAGGGATATGAATTAGATTATTTGAAATCTGTCGCTAAAGTGTATGAACCATACAATAGTTACACACTTTCACCTTTTGCAGAAATGAAGAAAAATAATGTTGCAGAGCTATTGAGTAAAGGAACATTAAAGAATATAGGAGAAGATACCTATCTTGATGTAGCAATCTCACGAGTATCTAGTCCAATTACGATGTACGGAAAAACAGTTATTGCTAATAAAACTAAAGGTGATATTACATTTTCTAAGTTGGTAGGTAAACATGAACTATTGATTGAACACATAAATTCTTACACAGACGATGCATGGTTATATGTTTGGGCAGAGGATACACAGAGTCAACTGTTAGCTGAAGAGTGTGGATTCTGTTTAGTTGGACCTAAGATTACAACTTATGGAGAATTGCATAATATATACTACAGAGGTAAGCCACGAGAATTTCCTAAGGTAGATTTAGCAGAATATGCAAGCATTAAAAAACTTTCCAACTGTAATGAATCTCTTATTGACAAAATTTCTGAGAAGCTTCATAATCTTCCTAATTTCACTAACCATTATAGTAACTACAACAAAGGCAAGTCGTGGTCCGCTATATCGTTACGTGGGTACAGTTCTGACCCGTCATTTATCACTAAACCGATTGAAATGAGTGATAAATGGAACAAAGAACATGAAGGCGAAGAGTTTTATTTACAAGACACTTCTTTATATGAGCATTTTCCAGAAGTTCGTGAATTGATTAAACCGTTTGGTGACAAAGTTCACCGAGTTAGATTCATGGCATTGTCGCCTGGTGGAGGTGAGCTTGATAGACACACTGACCAAGTGGACCCAGATTCTGGTGGTACAATTGGAAAATTAGCTAGAATACATTTTCCTATTGTGACTAATGATTCTGTTATATTTACAGTTTGGCATACTGATGCTAGTAAAAAAATAGTGAATATGAAGAAAGGTGAGGTTTGGTTTTTGGATACTCGCAAACCACATCAAGCAATCAATGGCGGAACAGAAAACAGAATACATTTGGTAGTGGACATTGAAACAGAGGAAAATTTACATGAACTTATTGTCGCCTGAAGAATACCTTGAACTCATTGGAGATTGGGAAGACCCAAATCCAAAACCTGTTGTAGAAATACATAATGGTATTCATGTGGTTCGAGACGATTTACTAGGATATGGAAGCAAAGTTCGATTCGTTGATTATTTTATCGGACATGCTCAAGAAAACAAAAATGTTAAAGAGCTTGTTTTTGGTTCTTGTCCTGCTACAGGATATGCACAAATTAGTTTGCCTGTAGTCTGTAAGAGATATGGTAAAAAAGCAGTTTTGTTTATGGCCAAGCGAAGCATGGACAAGCTACATCCATATCAAAAGCGAGGAATAGAATTAGGTACAGATTATCGATGGGTTAACATGGGTATGTTAAATGTTACACAAGCACATGCAAAATGGTATGCTGAAGAGGCTCCTGAAATTCGAAGAGTGTTGCCTATTGGACTGGAACATCCTACAGTTCTTTCATCTATAATTAAAGTTGCTAGAGCTTTGCCTGTAAAACCTAAAGAAGTATGGTCAGTTGGTTCTTCAGGAACAATGAATAGAGGATTGCAATTGGCGTTTCCTGATGCAGAAATTCATGTAGTTCAAGTTGGACATAACATGAAAGAGCGTGAAATAGGTAGAGCAATCCATCACACATCACTTTATAAATTTGATAAACCAGTAAAGAATTCAGAATTGCCTCCATTTCCGTCTGCACTAACGTATGATGCTAAAGGATGGAAACCTATGATTGACTATTACAATGAACATGAAAAGAAAGGTGATGTTTTATTCTGGAACGTTGCAGTTTAAAAAATCCTATATATTATTATGACAAAACACTTCTATGAAAAGAACCGTGAATTAATTGAATCGAAAGTGAACAAACCTTTCGAAGAAATTCTTTGGATGACCAAAGACGAATTCAGACAATGGGTAATTGATTTGCGAAAAGAGGTTGTATACCTTTGGGATGAAAAAGGTCAACCGCCTAGAGTTGGTTATGATGAATCTGAAATCATAGAACAATTTAATCAAATGACTTCTTTTCCAGTACATAAATTTTTAGTTAAAGATGAATTGACTGGTGAGAAAGATGTCATTCGAAACACCAGTAACTTAGGCAATGCAGTGAACCAATGGTTCCCTACGATGATGAAGACTCGCATCAACTATACAAAAGATGTTGAAAAAGGAAAGTCTATCTATGACTATTTTGCTAAAGATGAGTTACTAGACACTTTCGTTACCTATGCGTCTAGACATTTTAAGAGAGATTCTTTTTATCATTATTCAGTTCCTATAAAACAACACGACACCTCATGGATTGATAAAGGCGACCAAAAGCTTCCTATTGTTAATACTGGATTTGAGTGGGTACAGCAATTTGAAGCTTCCTATAGAAGTAGAGGAGGATACGATTATTGGTTGCAGGCAGTTGATGAAGAAAAAGAGTATTCTGGATACAATGAAAAACTTAAAGAAGCGAAGTTTCTATCTATAACAAGAAAAGAAATAGAGTCACTGAACATACCAGAAAAGTGTAGAACTAATATTGATTATGATAAGAGTGAAACCTACCGAATTAGAGTATTCGAACATGGTCAAAAACTATTTCCTGTTGGACTGAAAGCATTCCGTGTTTCATTCTGTCAGTATGCAGTTAATTTTCCGCCATTGACTGCTAAGTATCTGTACGAAAGATATACTGAACAAATTAAAAATCAGGATGTTATCAACATCTATGACCCGTCTATGGGTTGGGGTGGTAGAGTTCTTGGTGCAATGAGTGTAAACGAAGACCCTAGAACAATAAATTATGTGGGAACAGACCCAAATCATGACCATGATATTGAAGGTGGACTAACAAAATATCATGATATTGTAAGATTTTTCAATGAGAAGTCTACCAGAGCTAAATCTTTGTTTCCGAAAACTCATACGGCTGAAATATTTCAGCATGGTTCTGAAGAGGTTCACAAAGACCCAGAATTTCAAAAGTATAAAGGCAAGTTGGATTTGATTTTCACATCACCACCATACTTTGCTAAAGAAGCATACTCTGAAGATGAAGGACAATCTTATAAGAAGTTTTCTCAGTATGAATTATGGAAAGAAGGATTCTTAAAACAAACACTTCAGACATGTGCCGAATACTTGAGAGATGACCGATACTTGTTATGGAATATTGCTGATGCAGCATTTGATGGTGATATGCTTCCTTTAGAGCAAGATTCAATCGACATATTAACAGAGTGTGGACTTGAATATCAAGGTAAGTTAAAAATGTCGTTGGCACAGATGCCTGGAGGTAATAGAGTTGATAAAGAAACAGGATTACCAAAAGCTAAAAACTTCTGTAAAGTCAATGGCATATGGTTAAAATATGAACCTATATTCGTTTTCTATAAACCAAAAAAATAAATATTGACACAACTCATTCGCTCATGTATCATCTCAACACACTAAAAGGAGATATGCATGAGTGAAGAACTACAAAGCTTTTATCAACAAATGCAACTAGAAGAAGAGATGCATTTCTATAAATGCGTCAACGATGTTGTTGATGCATTATCTTACCACAACAGAAAACAAATATTACTTGAAGTAATCAAACAAGTAGGTCCGATTAGTTCTCTTGTTGATGAAATTGAAGATGAAATGATTTTAAAGGCGTTTGAGAAAAAACAACTTGACCAATCATACGACTTCGTTTAGAATTACACTGTTACTTGATGAGGTGTTTATATTATGACGTTTTCTGTTGAATCTAAGTCCCAGTTAGCAAAACTTCTTGCTACTGAGAATCTGCGAGTTGAACACCGTAAGGTTCAGACTGCCTATTTTGACTTAAAGAACCGCACGATTGTTTGTCCTATTTGGGAAAGCATGTCCGGTGAGCTTTACGACCTATTACTTTCTCATGAAGTAGGTCACGCACAAGAGACTACCCTTGAAGGTTGGCACGATGCTACATGTGACCGTGGCGCAAACTATAAGCACTTCCTTAATGTGGTTGAAGATGCACGTATCGAAAAGAAAATCAAGCGCAAGTATCCTGGCCTTCGATATTCATATGTCAAAGGTTATCAAAATCTTATTGACCGTGACTTCTTTGGAACCAAGAATCAAGATGTTAATGAAATGAGTTTCATTGACCGATTGAACATTCATTGTAAGTCTGGCTCTTTGAGTGATGTAAAATTCCATAACGACGAAGAAGTTCGTTTATTGACTCTCGTAGAATCTACTGAGACTTGGGAAGATGTTCTTGATGCTACCGAACAAGTTTGGAATTACAGTAAGAAAGAACAAAAGGAAATAAACGAAAAGTCTTTTGACCAATATTACTATCAGAATGATGATGACTCTGATGATGATTTATTTGATGATGATGATAAAGATGAACAAAGTGATGATGTAGAATCTGACAATTCCACTTCAAAATTGAAGCAGGATGATGAAGACGGTGAAACCAGTGACCAAGAAGATAAAGTTGGTGGTGTAGAAGGTGATTCTGACCAAGAAGAAGCCGATGAAAATCAAAAAATGAACTCCGATTCTATCGATGAAGATGAAAATGATGATTTAGAAGACTTCGAACCTACCTGTAATACTGATGTAGTGTTCCGTAAAAAGGAAACTGAACTTCTTTCTCGTGAAAGCTTAGATTATCAATATATTGATATCCCTACTCCTAATCTTGAGAAAATTGTTACTCCTTATAAAACAGTGCATGAACAGCTTTCTAATCACTTTCAAAATCTAGCTGAGCCATCTAAGTTGGTCGTAGAATTTAAGGAAAAGAATGAACGATACATCAATCTTCTTGTAAAAGAATTTGAGATGCGAAAGGCTGCAACTGCATATAAGAAGACTAAGCTTTCAAATACCGGCGACATTGACTTGAATAAAATTTACAAGTATCAACTTGATGACAATATTTTCCGTAAACTGACTCAGGTAAAAAAAGGTAAGTCACACGGTTTGGTTCTAGTTTTAGATAGTTCTGGTTCTATGTCAGTTAATATGGGTGGTTCAATTGAACAAATTTTAGTTCTTGCATCCTTCTGCCGTAAAGTGAATATTCCTTTTGTTGTTTATGGTTTCACTTCACACCTATTTGATGGCTCAGTAGATGCGTCACAGTTTTCAAGTGAATCTGATGAAATGGTTATGCGTGGGATTCGTGTTCGTGAATATCTAAGTTCTAAAATGAAATCAAATGAATTTATCAAAGGGTTTCAAAACATGACTAATTTGAAGATGTTACATGAAACTAATCGAACCGTACCTGCATTCGAATATTTAGCAATGACACCTTTGAACGAAACTATTGTTGCATTAACCAAAATTACTGAGAAATTTAAGAAAGAAAATGGAGTAGATATTGTAAACCTGGTGATTGTTCAAGATGGAGATGCCGATAACGTCAATTATATGAATGACTGGCAAAACGGCGTTCAACAATATAAACAAATAAATGGTACAAATAATTTGGTACTCCGTGACAAAAAGCGTAAAATTGAAGTTTTGTTGCCACGAGGAAATTCTCAGAAGAGTTTGACCTCTGGTCTATTAGACTGGTATAAAAAAGCTACAGATAGCAAGGTGTTTGGCTTCTTTATCACTCCAGGAAATTACAGGCAACTACGTGACCAATTGTATAGCAAGTATGATGGAGATATCGATTCAACAGAATTGGTGAAACATATCCGAAAAGAAAAGTTTGTTATCTCTAAGCGTGATGGATACGAAAAGTTCTATCTAATCCTTGGTGGTGATTATCTGAAAATCAAGGATGAAGGTTTGGTTGTTGAAGGTAAAGTTACCAAAGGCAAATTGTTCAATGCCTTCACCAAAATGAACAAACAAAAGCAAGCTAACCGAGCACTGGTTACCAACTTTATTCAAGGTATTGCAGAATAAAGCTTGACTCGGTTAGCAGGTTCTGATATAGTTACATTTGTTTAATTGAGAAGGAAATACATTATGGCGACAAATAAGAAAGCACTGTTTCTAGAAGCACTTGCAAAAACTAATAAAGAAGAAGTTACTATCACTGAGCTTGGTTCAATCTGTAAAGAATTGGATATGCCAATTCCTCAGTGGTTCACAAAAGATGTCAATAACCGAGTGTCACGTGGAGTTTACAAAACCAACATGGTTGCCAATTCACAGAAAGTGGTCAACTTAAATGTAGCGGTTACTTCTGCAACAGAAAAGACATCAAACACTATCAGCAGTGTTGATAATTCAAGCTTTACTGAAAATCTAGTTCCTGCTGTATATGATAACTATGTTCCGTTCGGTCACTTTGATGATTTAGTTTCAATCTTTGAATCGAAGATGTACTATCCAATTTTCATTACAGGTCACTCTGGTAACGGTAAGACCATGTCTGTAGAACAAGCTTGTGCCAAGTTAGGTCGAAAGTTTGTGCTGGTATCAATGACACCAGATACTGATGAAGGTGACTTGTTAGGTAACTATGTTCTGATTGATGGACAAATGGTGTGGCGAGATGGTCCAGTAACAATTGCTGCACGTGAAGGTGCTGTTCTTTGTATCGATGAAATTGATTACGGTGCTCAGAATCTAAGTTCACTTCAACGTGTTCTTGAAGGTAAGCCATTCGTACTGAAGAAAAAGAACGAGACAATTTTTCCTGCAACCGGTTTCACTGTAGTCGCTACTGCAAATACTAAGGGTAAAGGTTCTGATGACGGTCGATACATGTTTACCAACATTCTGAACGAAGCGTTCCTTGAGCGATTCTTGAATACTTATGAACAAGATTGGGCTCCAGCAGCAGTAGAAAAGAAGATTCTCAAGAAAGAATTGAAGTCTTTCAACTACGAAGATGATGATTTTGCGAATTACCTTGTTGATTGGGCAGATGTGGTACGAAAGACTTTCAACGATAGTGGTGTGGATGAAGTAATCTCCACTCGCCGTTTAGTCTTTATTGCAAAAACCTACAGTGTGTTCAAAGACCGTATGAAAGCTATTGAATTGTGTTTGAATCGTTTCGATAAAGAAACCAAAAACACTTTCATTGACTTGTACACTAAGGTTGACCCAACAATCAATCCTGAACCAGTAGTGACGGATGCAAGTATTCCAGACTTGACAATTCCTGAACCTATTCCTTTTTAATATTACCTGAATTTTAACCCTCGAAGTGATATATACCCATGTATCACTTCTTTTTTTTATGGAGACATTATGGAAATACAAGTAAAAGTTGAAGACTTGAAAAACTTTAAGTTGTTCGTTGCCACCCCTATGTATGGTGGTATGGCGCACGGCATGTACATTAAAGCTTGTCTAGACCTTCAATCAATCATGACAAAGTATGGAGTTGAAGTTAGATTTTCATTCCTATTCAATGAATCATTAATCACCAGAGCACGAAACTATCTGGTTGATGAGTTTTTGCGCTCAGACTGTACACATCTTCTTTTCATCGATTCAGATATTCATTATAATCCTCAAGATGTAATCGCTTTGCTTGCATTGGATAAAGATGTTATTGGTGCACCTTATCCTAAGAAAGCTATTAATTGGGGAAACATTGCACAAGCAGCAAGGCAGCATCCCGAATTAGACCCACGAGAACTTGAAAACTTAGTAGGTGAATATGTTTTCAACGTAGTCAAAGGAACACAAAGATTCACTGTATCTGAACCATTGGAAGTTCTTGAAATTGGTACAGGCATGATGATGATTAAACGCCACGTATTCGATAAATTTAAGGAGGCATACCCTGAAATACACTACAAACCAGACCATGTTGGTCAAGCGAATTTTGATGGGAGCCGTTACATTCATGCGTATTTTGATACCGTAATTGACCCAGACTCACATAGATATCTTTCAGAAGATTATATGTTTTGCCAATATTGGCGCAAGATTGGTGGTACTATATTTTTATGTCCTTGGATGCGTACTCAGCACATTGGTACATATGCCTTTACAGGTAACATGCCAAAGATTGCAGAGTTGACTGGAAAACTGTAATGGCTATTATTGGCATTGTTGGATTCATAGGTTCAGGAAAAGGTGCAGTTGGAGAAATTCTGGAACAGCGTGGCTGGATTAGAGACTCTTTTGCTGCACCGTTAAAGGACGCTTGCGCTGCAATCTTTGGATGGCCACGAGAACTACTTGAAGGTGATACAGAAGTTTCTAGAAGATGGAGAGAAATTCCTGATAAGTTCTGGTCTGAAAAGTTTGGTCGACCTTTTGCTCCCCGTGAAGCATTGCAGTTAATGGGTACGGAAGCAGGTAGAGATGTTTTTCACAAAGACTTGTGGGTATCATCATTATTAAATCGCTCAAAAGGTAAAAATATAGTTATTACTGATGTTCGTTTTAAGAATGAAATTGAACACATTCAAAAAAATGATGGTGTCGTAGTTAGAATAAAGAGAGGTCCTGAACCTATTTGGTATGAGCTTGCAAAATATCAAAATCATCTAGGAGAAGATGGTGAGTATAGGTTGTCCGATTCGAATAATACTATGGAGCAAAAATACCCAAACATTCATAGGTCCGAGTGGGATTGGATTGGATGTGAATATGACTACATCATTGATAATGATGGCAGTTTGCAAGACTTAGGCAATCGTGTCGATGACATGTTGCATAATTTTAATTTTTGATTTACAATTTGTAACATATAACATTGGAGTATATTATGAAATTTTCTAAAAACACGCTTGATATTATCAAGAATTGTTCCCAGATTAATCCAGGAATCTTTTTTGAAAAGGGGAAGACAATTAAAACTATCTCTTCACAAAAAGTGGTTTTGATGTCGGTGGATATCGAAGACGAAATTACTGAAGAGTTTGGTATCTATGATTTGAATACCTTTCTATCAGCAATTTCTATGTGCCAAGACCCTACATTAAAACTTGAAGGAAATAACTTGAAAATTTCTGGTTCTGCTGGTGATACCGAGATTAACTACAGAGTTACTGATAAGAGTATGTTGGTTGTTCCTCCTGAAAAGGGTATTGTAATCAATGACCCTGAAGTTTCAATTGACCTAACAAAGGAACAACTCAATTGGATTCTATCTTCAGCTTCTGCAATTACGGCTCCAAATATTGCGATTGCTTCAGACGGAACAGAAGTTTATCTTTATGCCACTGATGTCGCTAATAGTAGTGCATCTATTGCAAAATTGAATATTGGTAAGGGTGATGGTACTGTTTATGATATCATATTCAAAACAGAAAACCTTCGTATATTTTCTGGTAACTACAGTCTGAAAATCTCAACCAAAGGTGTATCACATTGGAAGAACAATGATGTATCATTGGAATATTGGATTGCAACAGAAGCAAGTACATATTCTAAGTAAGTTTTAATTTTGTTATGGAGATTTTATGGAACATTTTTTATGGACAGAGCAATACCGTCCAAAAACAGTGAGTGATTGTGTTCTGCCGGAGAGGCTGAAAAAGCCTTTCCAGCAGTTTGTTGATTCGAAGAACATACCAAATTTGATGCTTCATGGTGGTGCTGGTGTTGGTAAAACAACCATTGCAAAAGCTATGTGTAATGAAATTGGATGTGAATATATCGTCATCAATGGTTCAGATGAAGGCCGATTAATCGATACATTCAGAACTAAAATAAAAAGTTATGCATCATCAACGTCACTTACTGGTGGTCGCAAAGTAATCATCATCGATGAAGCGGATTATTTGAATCCTGAATCGGTGCAGCCAGCACTTCGAAATTTTATTGAAGATTTTGCATCTAATTGCTCATTCATTTTTACTTGTAATTACAAATACAAAATCATTGAACCACTACATTCGAGATGTTCGGTTATTGACTTTTCACTCAAAGCAGATGAGAAAGTCAAGATGGCAGCACAATTCTATGCAAGAGTGACTGACATTCTAAAAAAAGAATCAGTTCAATATGATGACAAGGTCGTTGCCGAAGTCCTCAAAAAACACTTTCCTGATTTTCGAAGAGTGTTAAATGAACTTCAGAGATATTCTAAATTTGGTAGTATTGATGTAGGTGTCCTATCTCAGATTGGTGAGGTTGAAATTGAAGATGTCATGAAATTCATGAAGAGTAAAGATTTTGGTGCTCTTCGTAAATGGGTAGCCACTTCACAACTTGATGCGGCCGTTGTATATCGAAAGATTTTTGATTCGATGTATCAATACCTTCAACCACAATCAATACCTAATTGTGTTTTGATTCTAGGAAGCTGGCAATACAAACATGCATTTGTCGCAGACCCAGAAATTAATACTTTAGCTTGTTTAACTGAACTTATGATGGAGCTTGAATTCAAATGAAAAAAACAATTGACAATGAAATGAAATCCCTTGGATGGTTTACTTGGGATGAACTGCTCACAGCATCAGAATCAATTCATGGTGGTGTATATTCAATGGTATATGATGTAGTTAAACCTAACGAGACTGTCCGTCCAGAGCAAATGAATAACGTATTCTATATTGGATTTTCTGGAGGTCCAAAAGGATATGAGTCAATGGTATATGACCAAAAGAATAAGAACAAGCAAACTGGAAAGATATATACCACATTCAAGAAAAGAATGATTTCTCATAGGACAGAATTGAAACGTGGCACCAAAGGTAAGTTTGTAAATTTTCACGAAGAATTTGAAACATTTGATGGAGACCCTAGAAAAATTTACATTCATGTCTATATACCAACAATAGAAGTAGAACCATTTCGAGTAAGAGGATATCTAATGATGTTAGAAGGTACTCTAATTCACGAATATATGAAGTCGTTCGGAAAACTTCCGTGTTCAAACTTAGAACAAAAAGTAACAAACAGAAAGAAGAAGAATTCTATATCCAGTGTATATATAGAAAATCTTAAAAATCGCAACTTGGAAAACTTTACTTAAAAATTATGTCTCCTTTTGATTATGTTAATGATATTCTTGTCGGTAAAAAGAATATCATGGTTGATGAAGAAACTGAAAAGGCATACAATCCTTACTTGGTAAACAAAGCACTCTCGTATCATAAAGATTGTTTGCACTATGCCAATGAAATGAATTCTATGTCATTCTTGGACAATAAACTTCAGTTCGAATATCTTATAAATACAATTAGGTCTAAAAAAAGAAACCATCAGAAGTGGTTTAAAGTTGAAAAGAATGAAGATATTAATAGCGTGAAACTTTACTACGGTGTATCAGAGATGAAGGCACGTGAATATCTTAAATTACTCAGCGAAGACCAAATAAAAATAATAAGAGAAAAAACCGATATTGGTGGATTAGGAGTTATTAAGTGAATGAAGATATTTTTAGAGGAGTTGGTGTTGAGGTTAGACTCAAGCACCAAGACGATTTTTTAAAGGTTCGTGAAACATTATCTAGAATTGGAGTACCTTCCCGTTCAGATAAAGTGTTGTATCAATCTTGTCACATACTACACAAACAAGGCAGATATTCAATACTTCATTTCAAAGAACTTTTTGCGTTAGATGGTAAACCTTCCACTATCGTAGATAATGATATTGAACGTAGGAATGCTATAGCCAGACTTCTTGAAGAATGGGGACTAGTCACTATTATTAATGACTCACTATTAGAAGGTAAGATTGCACCTATTCAACAAATTAAAATTATTTCATTCCGTGAAAAGGATGAATGGGAATTGGTGTCTAAATACAACATAGGAAAAAAGAGACAAGAATACTAAGGTGATAAACTATGAAACACGTGAAACCAAAAAAATCAGTTAAGCTGATTAATCCTGCTAATCAAATGACAGTCATATGTCCAGACGTTGAACGAATCATTCCGAATGATGGTATTCGATTTGTACAAGCATATTATGAAGAAGCACCTCACAGAAAGTTTCTTGTAAACCTTGATGCATTCGTAGTAGTTAAATGAGGAGGTATATATGTTAGAAGCATTATTTTGGGTTTTGGTAGGAGCATTTATTGGATGGAATATACCACAACCGCAATGGGCAAAAACACTAACTGATAAAGTAATCAGTTGGATAAAGAATTAACGCTTAGGACCGTTAATCAGGTGGGGATAACCTGTAAAACCCCAATATCTTGCCTTCGGGGGGATAATTTTATAATCAATCTTGCTTATTAATAAGGAGAAAACTATGACAACTTTTGGACCACTATATCATTCAACACTTGGCTTTGATATCACAATCCGTGACTTCGAACGCCTTTTAACATCATCAAAACCTGTTGCATTTCCACCACACAATATTTACAAAGATGGTAACAATGATTACTATGTAGAATTGGCAGTGGCAGGCTTTTCTGAGAACGAACTAGATATCACCGTAGATAATGGATATCTTAATATCACTGGCACAGCTTTAGGTACTTCAGAAGACCAAGTAGAATACATACACAAAGGTATTGGTACGAGGTCGTTTTCTAAAAAAATCAAACTGCTAGAATCACTTAAGGTAAAGGATGCTGTATATGAGAATGGTGTCTTGAGAATTCATCTTGAGAACATCATTCCTGAACAGAATCGTCCAATCAAAATTCAGATTGGCAAAAAAGAATCTGTCGATAAACTTCTATCAGACCCTTCTTCAAGTCAACTCTTAAACGAATAGAGGTATGGGGGAAATACCCCCATATCTTTGCCCTATTTTTTATATTAATGTATTATAATGAGGATACTATGAAAACAAACTCCAGCTTCAAACTATCAAAATCAACCAAACGACTATTGGCCACGATGCCTAAAGCCCAACGAACTGCATACAAGCGTATGATGATTGATGCAGAAATCTCTGCTTCAGTAAAACCATCAAAGAGAAGTAATGAAAAAGAAGTGGATTGATGCTTACATGGACACTGCGGAAAGATTTTCGCAGTTGTCTAGTGCTGTTCGCTTACAAGTTGGGTGTGTTGTTGTAAGAGACCATAGAATCCTATCAATCGGATATAATGGAATGCCTGCTGGATGGGATAATGAGTGTGAGTACAAAAGCTACTCATTAGGAAACCCAAATGATTTTGAACTGAAAACTAAACCTCAAGTAATTCATGCTGAAGCAAATGCAATAATCAAATTAGGAAGAGATGGAGAATCAGGTAAAAATTCTATTGTGTTTATTACCCATGCACCTTGTATAGATTGTGCTAAACTAATATATGGTGTTGGTGTAGAAACTGTGTATTTTCGCCATACATATAGAAGTACGGACGGACTTGATTTTTTAAACCAGTGTGGAATTAAAACTATACAAATTTAAGGATATTATGAATTTTTCTAAAGATGTAAAAACATTTATTGATGCATGTGAACAATACCCATCTATCGAAAATCAAAATCTATATGCAAAATTGATTGATGAAGAGTTTGGTGAATTCGTCGAAGCATTTGCGGAACATGATGACGTTGAACAACTCGACGCATGTATGGATATGATTTGGGTGATTTTAGGTTATTGTCACATGAAAGGATTTGATATCGAAGGTGCTTGGAATGAAGTATCACAAAGCAATCTAAGCAAAATCGACTCAAAGAGTGGTAAAGTTATTCGAAGGGAAGACGGTAAGATTCTGAAGCCTGAAGGATGGACTGAACCGAATTTTAAACCATTTGTATAATGGAGATAGTATGTCAGTAGAATCAATGAAGTTAGCAAAGAAACTTGCTGCACAAAACAAACTAACTAGAGCATATCAATATGATTTGTTTTATAGAGAGTTTGATAACATGGTTGAGTTAGTCGGATTAATCGATGACCCAACTCAAAGCATGAACGATTTTCAAGGTCGAGAAATGCTTTTCCCAAAGAAGTGGGTAACCCTTCAAGTTATAGACTCAAAATATGAGGTACCAAATGTACGAAGTTAAATTGTTAACATTTAAAACGAACCAAACAATCATATGTGACCTTGAATATGATGAACTGAATCAGCTTTATAAAGTCAAAAAACCTGTTCAGGTGATTGTTGTTCCTCCAAGAGATAGTACAGACCCAGGTGGTCTTGCATTCTCACCATTCTTGCAATACTCAAAAGAATTTGAAACAGGTTTTACCTTTTCAGTAGAAGATGTGCTTGTTGTATCTTCGCCCGTTCGTGAACTAGAAAACCAGTATAATTCTGTATTTGGTTCAGGCATTACTATTGCATCATCATTACCAACTTAAGGATAAATTATGAATGAATCTAATTATTACAATTTGAACTATGAAAATCGTGACAGTGAAACTGGAGAAGTTCTTCTGGAATTATCACTACGTTTCGAGAATCCAAAGGATGAAGAAGACCTTAGCAAAAAGCTGAATACTTGGTTGACTGGTATTGGTTCGAAGCTTCAAGTAAAACAAGTAACTAAAGGAAGTTAATGGAAAACTACTATACAAATGTTGCGGCAGTAGGCAACAACATTCTGTATCGTGGGATTAAAAATGGTCGGAGAGTACAGACGAAAATCGAATACTCTCCGACATTATTTTTAACTTCTAAAACGAATACAGGATATCGCACTCTGCATGGAGAAAATCTAGAGCCTAAGAAGTTTTCTAATCTTAGGGAAGCCAGAGACTTTATTCGTCGTTATGAAGAGGTTAGTAATTTCACAGTTTATGGTAACTCCAGATTTGAATATGCTTTTATTGCAGAAACAAATCCAGGTATGGTCGAATGGGAACTTAAAGATTTATCTGTTGCTGTAGTCGATATTGAGGTAGGGTCTGAAAATGGATTCCCAGACCCTTATGAGGCTAATGAACCAATCACAGCAATCACTATTAAGTATTTGAATGGTGAAACATTTGTTTTTGGTTGTGGTGATTATGTTCCTGTGGGTGACGAATCATATACAAAGTGTTCAGATGAATATGATTTGTGTGAAAAATTCTTGATTCAATGGGTACACAAATGTCCTGATGTAATTTCTGGTTGGAATGTTAAATTCTTTGACGTACCATATCTATACAATAGATTCAGAAAGTTATTGGGAGAAAAGGAAGCAAAGAAACTATCTCCGTGGGGCATCATTAATGAACGCACCACTAATGCTATGAACAAAGAACTTATAGCATATACACTTATTGGTGTTTCTGTTCTAGATTATCTTGAACTGTATCAATGGTATGCGCCAGACGGTAAATCCCAAGAGAACTATCGATTACACACGATTGCTATGGCAGAACTTGGTGAAGGTAAGATTACATACGATGATTATGAAAATCTGCACGACCTGTACAAGAAAAACTTTCAATTGTATGTTGAATATAACGTAAAAGACGTTGATTTGATTATTCAATTAGATGATAAACTGAAGCTATTCGAATTAGCATTGACTCTAGCATATGATACTAAATCCAACTTCGATGATGTGTTTGCACAAACAAGAATGTGGGATTCTCTTACCTACAACTATTTGATTGAACGTAAGATTGTTGTTCCCCCTAGAGTGATACAGAAAAAAGACACAGCCTTTGAAGGTGCATATGTCAAAGAAGTTCAGGTTGGTGCTCATGATTGGGTGGCATCTTTTGACTTAAACAGTCTGTATCCACATTTGATTATGCAATATAATATTTCTCCAGAAACACTTTTGGAACCATATCAATATACTGATGAGATGAAGAAAATCGTTTCTGAAGGTGTATCTGTTGAAAAATTACTAGAAAAGGAGATTGATTTAAGTAAGATAAAAAATGCGACGATTACTCCTAATGCTCAGTTCTTTAGAACCGACTTTCGAGGTTTCTTACCTTCTATGATGGAAGAAATGTATAACGGCAGAACACATTTCAAAAAACTCATGCTTAAAGCGGAACAAGAGTATGAAGATGAGCCAGATGAATTGAAGCGTTATGAAATTCAAAAAAGAATCTCACGATATAACAATCTACAATTGGCCAAGAAGCTTTCATTGAACTCTGCTTATGGTGCTTTAGGTTCACAATACTTCAGATTCTATGACCTTCGCATGGCACTGGGTGTAACTCAATCTGGTAAACTAAGTATCAAATGGATTGAAAGTAAGCTCAATGGCTATATGAATTCTGTCATGAAAACCGAACAAGATTATGTGATTGCATCAGACACTGATTCGATTTATTTGAAATTAGGTCCACTTGTTCATAAGGTATATGGTGTTGATGGAAGTATTAAATTACCAAAAGCAAAAATCATAGAATTCATGGACACAGTATGTGAACAAAAGATTCAACCATTCATTAATAAAAGCTTCCAGGAACTTGCTGATTACATGAAAGCTTCAGAACAAAAAATGAGAATGAAACGTGAAGCATTAGCAGACCGTGGTATTTGGACTGCCAAGAAGCGTTACATTCTTAATGTGTTCAACAATGAAGGAGTTCAATACAAAGAACCTAAAGTTAAGGTGAAAGGATTGGAAGTTATTAAATCTTCTACACCATCAGTCGTTCGCTCTAAAATGAGAGAAGCTATTTCAATCATGCTGAACGGTAAAGAAGAGGAGATGCATCAGTTCATCCGTGAATTTAGAGAAGAATTCAAAGACTTACCTGTGGAAGACATCTCGTTTCCTAGAGGAGTTAATGGTCTGTCTACATATGCTGATGGATTGAATTTGTATAAAAAAGGAACACCAATACACACAAAAGGTGCAATTATATACAACCATTACCTGAAACAGAAAGACTTGTCAAATAGATATCCTTTGATACAAGAAGGTGAAAAAATTAAGTTTACATATCTTAAGTCACCTAATCCATTCAAAGATATGGTTATATCATTTCCAGGACGTTTGCCTAAAGAGTTTGGCATTCAAGAGTATATTGATTATGATACCCAATTTGAAAAGACGTTTGTCGAACCTATCTCGACGATTCTATCGTGTATGGGTTGGCATGTAAAAAAGCAAAATAACCTAGAAAGTTTTTTTGGTTAAACTAGAAATAACAACTGTAAAGGAATAGTATGAGTTTACTTGACAAATTAAAAAAGAACAGTACGATTAAAGAGACAGCAATACTATCTAAATCTATTCTGTTCAATGAAAAGGATATGGTAACAACAGAAGTGCCTATGGTCAACGTAGCACTTTCTGGGAGACTCGATGGTGGATTAGCACCAGGTCTTACTATGTGGGCAGGTCCATCCAAACACTTCAAGACGGCATTTAGTCTGTTGATGGCAAAGTCGTACTTAGATAAGTATAAAGATGCAGTAATGCTTTTTTATGATTCTGAGTTTGGTACTCCAAAGAAATACTTTGAAACATTTGATATCGATATGACTAGAGTCTTACACACTCCATTGACTGATATTGAACAATTGAAGTTTGATATTATGAATCAATTGAAAGAAATTAATCGAGGTGACAAGATTATTATTGTAATCGATTCTATCGGCAATCTGGCTTCTAAGAAAGAAGTAGAAGATGCTATTGAAGGTAAGTCAGTCGCAGATATGTCCCGTGCTAAACAAGTAAAAAGTTTGTTCCGCATGGTAACACCTCATTTGACACTCAAAGACATTCCTATGGTCGTGGTAAATCACACATATAAAACTATGGAAATGTATTCTAAGGATGTTGTTGGTGGCGGCACAGGCTCATATTACTCGGCGGATAATATCTACATTCTTGGTCGACAACAAGAAAAGACTGGTACAGAACTGTCTGGATATAACTTCATTATCAATGTAGAAAAGTCTAGATATGTAAGAGAAAAATCAAAGATTCCGATTACCGTAGACTTTGAAAACGGTATTCAAAAATACTCTGGATTGTTAGATGTAGCAATCGAAGGTAACTTTGTTCAAAAACCATCTCCTGGTTGGTACTCTAAAGTAAATACAGAAACAGGTGAGCTTGCTGAAAAGGTTAGATTCGATAAGACACAGACCTCAGAGTTTTGGGAAGACATTTTATCAAACGAAGCTTTTTGTGAATATGTAAGGAAAAAATATGAAATCTCGTATGGTAGCATTATGGGAGATGGTGTGCAATATACTGAGACTATCGAAGAAGCCGAAGACGCCTAAAGAAGGTGTAGACTACAAACTAGTAAACATAGAGTCATCAGATTTAACTGCCGTGGAGATTCTCCATGGTAGTTTTTCTGGTGTTATATATCATTACAATCATGCAAAGGTTGAAATTGACCCTACTGATATGGCTAGATTAGTTTTTAGTTATCAGTTCATTTATACTGCAAACTTCTCCGACGATTACCTAAAAGAGAACGAAGAGTTTGTTACACTAATGGGTGATATATTATCAGGCATGATTATTAAGGAAGAAGTGTATGGACAGACTGGAACTATCAATTCTGAAGAATCTGATTTTCAATGAAAGCTTCACCAGAAAGGTGTTGCCCTTTATTGAAGAAGATTACTTTTCAGATAACACAGAACGAACATTATTCACTAGTGTTCGTGACTTTATCAACAAATATAAAAACCTTCCTACCCCCGAAGCATTAATTATCACTGCAACCGAATCGAACCAATTATCTGAAGATGTGGTTCGTTCGGTTGTTATGACTATTAAAGAACTTGATAGTAAGAAAAACAAACCTACTAATGAAGTTTGGTTACTAGAACAGACTGAAAAGTTTTGTCAAGATAAAGCAATCTATAATGCTATCATGGAGTCTGTATCGATTCTTGATGACAAGCATGGAAACAAAGCAAAAGGAGAGATTCCTCAGCTATTGTCTGATGCATTAGGTGTTTCGTTTGACCGTAATGTTGGTCATGATTACATGGAAGATGCAAGCAATCGATTTGAATCATATCATCGGGTAGAGTCTAGAGTAAAATTCGACCTTGATTTAATGAACAAAATCACCAAAGGCGGTCTACCATTGAAGACCTTGAATATCGCACTTGCTGGTACGGGTGTTGGTAAGTCTTTGTTCATGTGTCACGTTGCGGCCGCTTGTTTGTCACAAGGAAACAATGTTCTTTATATTACTATGGAAATGGCTGAAGAGAAAATTGCAGAACGTATTGATGCCAACCTTCTGAATGTTGATATTTCAGAACTTCAGAATATCGGTAAAAAAGATTATGACAGAAGAATTGATTCATTAAAGAACAAAACACACGGAAAGCTTTTAATTAAAGAATATCCGACCGCCGCAGCTTCAGTTCTTCATTTTAGAGCACTGATTAATGAATTGAAATTGAAAAAGAATTTCACTCCAGATATCATTTTCATTGACTATTTGAATATTTGTGCATCATCAAGAATCAAACAAGGTGGTTCAGTAAATTCATACACATATGTCAAGGCGATTGCTGAAGAGCTTCGTGGATTTGCTGTAGAAAATAATGTGCCTGTGGTTTCTGCGACACAAACAACACGTTCTGGATTTTCCAATACTGATGTTGGGCTTGAAGATACCTCCGAATCCTTCGGTCTTCCTGCTACCGCAGACTTCATGTTTGCTTTGATATCATCGGAAGAACTTGAGCAAAGAGGTCAGATTATGGTCAAACAACTAAAGAATAGATTCTCAGACCCAAACATGAACAAGAGATTTGTATTGGGTATCGATAAAGCTAAGATGCGTTTATATGATGTTGAACAAGAAGCACAAAACAACATTAGTGATTCTGGACAAGACAAGCCTATTAATTCTTTTGGTGATAGGGAAAAGAAGTTTAGAAAGTTTAATGATATCAAAGTATAAATACTATACTAGGAGACAACTATGGCTGATATTAAATTTGACTTAAACAAAATTCTTTCTGAATATGGAGATGATGATTTTGGGTTCAGTGCAATTTCTGAAGAAGAATATAATTCTGTAATTGAAGAGGCTACTGATACTGCTGAGAATTACAAGAAAAGATTGAATGAAGTTGAGAAACTGATTATTCCTTTTCTAACCAAATTGTTAAAGACTGCTGACCAGCCAATTATAAAATGGCCTAATCGAGGTCCTGCCATAGAATCTCAAATTCAAAAAATTCTAAACTTAACAAGGTCGTAATATGAAGACACTAAAAAATATAAAAAAGGACATATTACCTAAGTCTGGTGCTGGTGCTTGGGGTACGGATGAATTGACAAATACATATAAAAGAGACACACCAGGTCAATCTGTAAACGAAGATGCTCAGTGTGGATTGTTTTCATATGACCAAATAAAAGATTTAGAAAAATTCGCAGACCGACTATTGAAGAAGTATGATGTTGATGTTGGGTTTACTAGACACTTTGCAGACCGCATGAGCGATTCTAGAAACAAACCTTGCATCAAAATTTCAGAGCTTCAAGACCTGTTTAAAAAGATAGAATCACAAAAAGCAGAGAAAATTAAACGCCACGGAGATGGTGAAGCAGTAATTGTTGATATTCAAAAAGATTTGAACTTACCCATTGTGATTAGATATAATCGAGGTGAGTTTGAAGTAGTTCTTAAAACCATTATGCGTAAAAAGAACTTCATGACCAGTGACGACAAAATAAAGATAGAAAGCTTTGGCGACTATATAAAAACATTATAACCTTAACATGGAGATATTATGAACGATTTGATTATCGGGTGTTCCACAAATTATACATGGGACACAATTAAGTATTGGGTGAATTCTGTTAATGCATCAGGATACAAAGGCGATAAGGCCATGATTCTGATGAATTGTGATGCAGAAACAGCACAGAAAGTTGTTGATGCAGGATTTGCTGTAATTGGATTTGAACAGAATGAAAACGGCGACTTGGTTTATCAATCAAAACTGGCCGTACACGTGGAAAGATTTTTACACATCTATGACATTCTTTCTAAAAATGAATATCGATATGTAGTAACTACAGACGTTAAGGATGTAGTATTTCAAAAAGACCCCATTGAATTCGTTGAAAAATTCATTGGTGATTCTAACCTAATTGCTTCTTCAGAGAGCATCAAATATAAAGATGAGCCTTGGGGCAATCAAAATCTTATGGACACTTTTGGTCCAGGTATCCATGAAAGATTCAAAGAAAATGTAGTATGGAACGTAGGAGTTCTTGCTGGAAAAGGAAATGCGATTCGAGACTTGGCTCTTACTATCTTTTTAATGAGCATCAATCGACCAATTCCTATTGTTGACCAAAGTACATTCAACGTTTTGATGAATCTAGAACCGTATCTTTCGACAACACTTTACACTGGTTCTGAAAGTGCTTGGGCATGTCAGTTAGGTACAACAGCAGACCCTTCAAAAATTGAAGAGTTCAGACCTAATTTGTTAGACCCATCACCTAAACTAGAAGGAGATATAGTTACGACTTCTAGTGGACATGAATATCATATTGTACACCAGTATGATAGAGTTCCTGAATGGCGCAAGGTGATTGAGGCGAAATATGGCTAAGATTTTATATGTTGTTCATCGATATGCACCATTTCCTGGTGGCTCAGAAAACTATGTTAGAGACATGGCAGAACAAACCGCAGCATTAGGACATGAAGTTTGTGTTTTTGCTGGAGAGAATCAGGGTGATTGGAACGGAATCAGAGTAACTAATTTTGTTAGCGTTTTTAATGCACCTTGGGATTTGATTGTTGTTCATGGTGGTGATGTTGCAGTTCAAGACTTTGTTCTTAGAAATGCAAAACATATAAAATCACCAATACTCTTCATGTTGATAGTACCATCAATGAGTAGTATATATCTTCAAGCAATTCAGGATGTGAAATATATTGGTTGTTCTACTCATGAAGATTGGGATTACGTAAAACAAATGGGGGTTTTTAATAAGTCTGTCAGAATACCTCATGGCATAGACCCAAAAATTTCTGTTGGTCATAGAGGCTTTAGAAAGAAATATGATATTAAAACAAAATACATGTTCCTTTCGTGTGGTGGATATTGGCCAAACAAAGCCATGCATGAACTGGTAGAGACATTCAATCAGATTGGTCGAGATGATGTGACACTAGTTCTTACTGGTTACGACAACCGTCACAAAATGATACCAAAAGAAACAGAATTTGTCAAGCCTTTGATGTTAGATAATCGTGACGATGTTATGTCTGCAATTCGTGAAGCTGATTTGTATATCATGCATTCTCATAAAGAAGGATTTGGTCTTGTTCTATTAGAATCAATGTTCAACGGAACGCCTTGGGCAGCAAGAAATATTGCTGGTGCTAAACTCTTGAATGAATTTGGATTCACTTATGAGAACGATTCAGATTTACTTGATTACATGAAAACCTTTAAGGGAGTTTCACAAGAAAAGTTGGATGATGCTTACGAATATCTTATACATAATCACACAATTGAAGAAACTGTTAATTCTATATTAGAGTGCATTGAGGAGTAACTATGAGATACACATTTGCAATAACCACTGATTTTTCAAATGAGAAACAGTTAAATGAGGTTATCGAGTCCATTAGACAAATGCAATTGACCTACGAGTTCTTTGAAGAATTCGACCATGAAATTTTAGTTATTGGTGGAAAAGAAAAAGAAGATGATGAAGAGGTAAGATACATATACTTTGATGAATCAGAAAAACCTGGATGGGTTACCAGAAAGAAAAATATTCTTGTACAAGAAGCAAAGTTTGAAAACATTGTTTTGATGCATGATTATTTTTTGTTTGATGAAAAGTGGCTAGAAGCATATGAGAGATTTGGTGATGATTGGGAGATTTGTTCTAATCCACAACTACTATTTAATGGTAAGCGTCATTTCACTGATTGGGTAACATGGGACAGTCCAATATATCCTAGATACACTGCACTACCATATGACGAATGGTCGATGACTAAGTACATGTATCAATCAGGTGGATACATGGTAGTCAAGAAATATGTATTAAATGAAAATCCATTTAATGAAAATTTAGTTTGGGGTCAAGCTGATGATGTAGAATGGTCACTTAGAGTTAGAGATAGATATAAGTGGGTATGTAATCCGAATGCAATTGTGAGACATAATAAGGTACACCGTGATGCAGAATAAATTAATAATTTTTGATTTGGATGGAGTTTTAATTGAATCTCGTGAGCTTCATTTTATAGCACTGAATGATGCTTTAAAAGAAGTGGATGAGAAATATGTGATTTCTCGTGAAGAACATCTAAGTACCTATGACGGTTTAAGTACGACAAAAAAACTGAAAATGCTTTCACAGTCCAAAGGTCTTCCAGCAGAGCTTCATGACTTAGTATGGCAGAACAAACAAAAATCTACTATCAATTTACTTTCCAAGTTACCTGTAAACAATAGCGCAAAATACATATTCAGCCAACTAAAAATACGTGGTTGGAAGATTGCTGTGGCATCAAACAGCATTCGTGAATCAGTAAGAGTATCTTTAAATGCTATTGGTGTTTTAGGTCTTGTTGATTATGTGATAAGTAATGAAGATGTTAAGCATCCAAAACCACATCCAGAGATGTATTGGCAATGCATGATTGCATTAAACACACTACCAGAAAACACAATTATCGTGGAAGACAGTCATATTGGTAGAGAAGGTGCATATAAATCTGGAGGCACTTTATATCCAGTGAAAGACTCTAATGATTTAAATGGTGTTCATCTAGTGAATTTTGTCGATAGATTTGAAAACACAAATAAAAATATTAATATACCATGGAGAAACGAAAAGATGAATGTATTAATACCTATGGCAGGTGCGGGTTCTAGATTTGCACAAGCAGGTTATACATTTCCAAAACCTTTGATTGAGGTAAACGGAAAACCAATGATACAAGTTGTTGTAGAAAACTTGAATGTAGAAGCACATTTCATTTATCTAGTTCAAAAAGAACATTATGAAAAGTACAATCTAAAGCAATTGTTAAACTTGATTACTCCTGGATGTGATATCATACAGGTAGATGGAATCACTGAAGGTGCAGCATGTACTACACTATTGGCTAAAGATTTAATAGATAACGACGAACCTTTATTGATGGCAAACTCAGACCAATTTGTCGAATGGAATTCAAACGAAGTGTTGTACGCATTCACTGCCGACGAAATTGATGGTGGTATCGTTACATTCAAAGCAACACATCCTAAGTGGTCGTTTGCTAAAATTGGTGAAGAAGGTTTCGTATCAGAAGTTGCTGAAAAGAATCCAATTTCAGATAATGCAACTGTTGGCATTTATTATTGGAAAAAAGGCTCAGATTATGTGAAGTATGCTGAACATATGATTGACAAAAACATTCGAACAAACGGAGAGTTCTATACTTGTCCTTCTTTTAATGAAGCAATCGCTGATGGCAAAAAGATTCGTGCAAAACAAATTAATAAAATGTGGGGACTAGGCACCCCCGAAGATTTAAACTACTTTTTGGAGAATCATAAAGAATGAAAGTTGCTGTAGTATTGACTGGTCACATGAGATGTTGGGAGACTGTATTCCCAAACTTCAAAGAAAAGATTATTGACAAATACTCTCCTGATATTTTTATACATACTTGGTCAGATGAAGGTTGGTGGACTCCAGGTGATAAGGTAACAGAAACTGGTGTATATGACAATAGTCCTAAGTTAGATATTGATAAGATTGTAGAAGCATACAATCCAAAAGAAATCGTAGTAGAACATTGGAATGATTTTAATTCTATGTTTGAAGAAAGAGGAAGTAAGTTTGAAAACTTTGCACACAAACCTAGAAATATTCTAAGTATGTTCTATAAGTTATCTGCTGGCGTAAATATAATGAATACCTACGCAGCAAAAAATGGAATACAATATGATTATGTGATTCGTATTCGTCCAGACATGATAATCGACGACCTTCCTGATTTTGAAATTAATAAATTTTATACACTGCAACACAAGAATCATCTTGGTCAAGGAACAGGGGACATGATTCAAGCAGGTAACCCTTTACAAATGACACTATTTTCTATGTTACCACAATCGATGGATGTTCTATATAATGTAGTAATGATTCTGTGTCCTCATGTAATGTCACAAGCATGGATTCAAGGATTACATTTAAACTGGGAAGAATTTTCAATATCAAAAACCATTATGCACTCACCTAATGGTCCTTACAAAGAAGTGGAATAAAATGTTTGAAGAGATTATTAAAATCGAAGACGGTCCTGTGAAATATGAAAAAAGTCATCATGGACACATAAAAATGACAGAGCATGATTATCCTCTCAGTATTAAACAAGAAGAGTTTGATTTTTTAACTAATCTGATAAAAGACAATAACCTACAAAGAGGGTTTGAATGTGCCACTGCGTTTGGAATATCTGGAACCGCATCCGCATTAGGCTTCAAGCACACAGGTGGAAAGCTTGTGACTATGGACGCATACATTGAAGAGAAATGCAAAAATCCTGGAGCATATAAAGACTTTGAACGTGAAGTTTATGAAAAGGCAGATGGTTACAAAAGCGTGAAGCATCTTATAAAGCATTTCAATTTAGAGAACACTTTGTTTCCTGAAATTGGATGGTCACCTGACGATGTTGAAAAAACTATAAAGAAACATTTTGGTAATGAGAAAATAGATTTCGTGTTTCTAGACGCAGGTCATTTTCCAGAACAAATGATTAAAGACATTAAAGCAATTCATCCATTCTTGGCTGATAAATTTGTGTTCGTATTTCATGACATTTATTCTTGGAGCTTCAGTCAAGAGGTACATGATTTGTGTGAATCTCTTTTTGGTAAGAAAGTCGAGATAAAAATAAAACATCCAGAAGGTGAAAACTTAGGTTATATTTGGAGTCTATAATGACATTGATTGCACACAGAGGAAATTTAACAGGACCAAATCCTGATAGAGAAAATTCTCCTGATTATATCGATGAAGCGATTGCTCAAAGATTTTCGGTTGAGGTTGATTTGTGGAAAATAGATGATGAATTATATCTTGGTCATGATGATACTCAATATAAAGTGTCTTTAGAATGGATTAAACAGAGACAAGAACACTTATGGATACATTGTAAAAATTCGTGGGCTTTAGATTCAATGTTAAAAAATAATCTGCATTGTTTTTGGCACGACACTGATGATTATACTATGACATCTAAAAATTATGTTTGGACATATCCAGGAAAACCTATTGTAGGATACATGTCAATATGTGTTCTTCCTGAACGCCATATAAATATATTCACAGACAAATTACCACAATGCTTTGGCGTTTGCTCAGACTATGTTATGAACATTCGTAATTTATAAATAGTATACAAACACTTTAGCTATAGAGGCAAAAGAATGCAATTTAAAAAATTTCTAAAGGATAGAAATCCTTCTATTAAAGACGAACTTAATGAAAGAGTTCGTCCTTCCATCGACGTATTATTCAATACCTTAATTCAAGAGGGTGTTCATGATAAAGGAATATTTAAGGCCGTTTTCTTGGCTGGTGGTCCTGGTTCGGGTAAAGATTATGTATTGGATAACACTCTAGCAGGACATGGATTGACTGAAATCAATTCAGATAAAGCATTAGAATATGTTATGGACCGAGAAGGTCTAGACAAAACAATGCCAGCCTCAGAAGAAGAAGCTAGAAACCTCATTAGAGGACAAGCAAAGAATACTACAGATTTGCGCCAGCGTTTAGCATTTCAAGGAAGAAATGGTCTAATCATTAACGGTACAGGTGATGACCCAGAAAAGATTAAAAAAACTAAAGAACGTCTAGAAGAAATGGGTTATGAGACTAGAATGATTCTAGTTAATACTCGTGATGATGTTTCACAACAAAGAAATATTGACCGTGGAAAAAGAGGCGGCAGAACAGTTCCAGAAAATATTCGCAAAGAAAAATGGGATTCTGTGCAAGCGGCACGAACAGAACTTGCTAAGTTATTCGGTCAAAACTATCAAGAATTCGAAAACTCTGAAGATTTGCGTACTGCACCAGAAGATGTGGTGGAAGCAAAAACAAAAGAGATGTTGGACATTTTTAAGAGTGTTAAACAATTTGTTGAAACACTTCCTAAAAATGAAAAAGCAAATCAATGGATTGCTCAAGAACTTCAAAGAGGGGATTTACTAAAAGTCAAAAAATCCGATTTAGGTAAAATGCCTCATGACTATAATCAACAACAAGACACAGGTCCTGCTTCAGAGGCGAAAAGGATGGGTCTGCAATACCTTGGTTATGGTCGCTATGGAAAAAATCACAAAGTCACTCACAGAGTTGTTGCAGGTAAGCTTGTTGAAGTTCCAACAAAACCTACTCCTGAAGGTAAACGTCTTCCTGTTCCTGGTTCATCGATGAGTAAAACTCCGACAGGGGTCTTATCAACAAAAAGTGCAAGATTACCAACAACTACTAAAAATGTATTAGTGCCACTAAAATCAAAAGAAGTAAAAAAAGAAGAATTGAATGCTTCATTCTCTTCATTGATAAGTGAATCTTATCAACTTTCAAGTACTGATGCAAAGGACATTTTAACCTTAGGAACTCAAGTAACTGAGTTTGTACCCCATCAAGATATTGTATTTGAAAATGCAACATTAACACAAGACCAAGTAAACAAGATGAATCTATTAAAAGATTCACACGGAAAAGTAAGAATATTCATGCTTCGCCGTTCAGCAACAGAAACAGCAAACACTAAAGGTGGAGTAGTATATAAAGCGCCTAGAGGATATGTTATACAATTAAAGGAGAATTACAATGGAATCATTAAAGAATCTGTGGAAATGGATAAAGAAATTGGCAGAATCAATTCAACTGCCATCAGAGAAACAAGNNGTTCCCACGACACCAGCAGTGGAACAAAAACCAAAAAGACGCTCTCGCAGACCAAGAAAGAACTCGAAGAAACCAGTACAATAATCAAAGAGATTGATAAAGGTATAGAACCAGGTTTATCTATGGCTTCTTCTGGAGAAAACATGGTTCGAGATACTACACGAACAAAAGCAATTAAAAAACCACTAGAAGAACTTTCTGGTGACGAAACTACTGCATCAATATCTTCACAAAAAGAAGATGAATTGAAAAAAGCAGGCATATCTTTAAGCTCATTTAAATCAAAGAGACCAATATGATAACTTATAAACAGTTAGTTGAAAAACTAGAAAAAGCTTGTTGGAAAGGCTATGAAGCAATTGGTACCAAGAAAAAGAACGGCAAAGAAGTTCCTAATTGTGTACCAGTTAAAGAAGATTCTGATTTAGATAAAGTCACTCCTTCGATAGAACAGATTGCTAAAAAGCATGGGGTGGAGTCTGATTATATTGAAAAGCAATTGAAAATTGGTATCGATATTGAAATGGAACACTCTTCCGACAAAGAAACGGCTGAAGAGATTGCCAAAGACCATCTTAATGAAAAACCAGATTATTATAGTAAACTTAAAAAATATGTTGAAGAATCTGAACTTGATGAGGACTGGCAAAAAGTAAATCGCCAAGATAACACAGACGGACTTTCTCAGAAAGCGGTTAACGCTTATAAAAAAGAAAATCCAGGTTCAAATCTACAAACAGCAGTTACTGAAAAAGACCCTAGTGGCAAACGTGCTTCCCGTAGAAAATCATTTTGTGCAAGGATGTCTGGTATGAAAAGTGCTCATGCAAGTGCTGAAACTAAACGTGACCCAGACAGTCCTATCAATAAGGCATTAAGACGCTGGAGATGTTAAGTGGCACAATTTAGAACCGACAAAAGCATCATTGATTCTGGTCAAGTATTTACCAGATATGAAGTAATGATGTTATCAGACAGATTAACTCCTTCACAAACAGGTGTTGATGCCTTTGGTCGAATTCGCACATCTACACCTCATACACTATTTGATTCCCAGCACCAAGATGTTGAGAATGATAAATGGGATACCCTCATAGTAGGTTCAGGAACAAAAACACATTTACCAGACGAATCAACAATAAAACTAGAAATAGGTACAGCAAATAACGATAGCATTATTCGAGAAACTTTACGAACAATGCCTTATCAACCAGGTAAATCATTATTGATTATGAATACGTTTGTTATGGGAGAACCTAAAGCAAATGTTGTTCAAAGAACAGGATACTTTACTTCAAATAATGGAATTTATTTAGAGAACGACTCTGGAAATAATTACATAGTATTAAGAAGTTCAGTATCAGGAAACGTTGTAGAAACAAGAGTAATTCAATCGGAATGGAATATAGACAATTTTGATGGTTCTGGGTATTCTAGTCAAGGGACCGGAGAAGAACATAAAAATGGATTAAATATATCCAAATCAAATTTATTCTGGATGGACATTGAGTGGCTTGGTGTTGGTGATGTTCGTTGTGGATTTTTAATTGATGGATTATTAAAAATAGCTCATGTATTTCATAATGACAATAGAAACCCAACAACATATATGAGGAGTGCTATTCTACCTTTAAGATATGAAATATTCAATAAAGGAATAACCTCATCAAATACAGTAATGAGACAAATTTGTTCTACTGTTATCTCAGAAGGTGGATACAATCAAATAAATCAAACTAGGTCAGCTTCTACTCCTTTATCAGGAAAAAATTTAACTAATGGGATTAATAATCCCATGATAAGTATTCGATTAAAGTCAAATAGACTAAATGCAGTTGCAGTTCCTGTTTCTTTAGATTTATATGGATTACAAGCTACGGCATTTAAATATAAAATATTGGAGAATGTTACTAGTTTAACTGGAGCTTCTTGGCAATCAACAGACGATTCAAGTTCAGTTGAATATGATATATCGGCATCCACGATGACAGGTGGAACTATACTTAAAGAAGGCATTTTTAAAGGACAAGAAACTTCAAAAGAAGTTGATTTATTCTCTCAATTAGATAGTGTAATTCAATTAACAAGAAAAATTAACGCCTCTAATGGGGATATATTTACTATAGCGATAGAACCAACAACAAACAACGACGATGCTGTTGTTTCTTTATCGTGGCAAGAGCATATAAATTAACAATTAAATATCATAAATAGTACCATAACGCAAAACTAATAAGGAAAAGAAATGTTTACAGATAAAATTACTTTAGCACTCGCAGAGGCTGCTAAAAAGTGTATGGAAACTGAAGCTGCGGAACCAAAATCTGAAAAAGAAAAAGAGTTGGCGGCTATGGGTCACCCTAAAGATAAAATAACCAAAAAGGATATTTTGATTGGTCGAGGTATTCTCAAAAAAGAAGAAAATGAACAAATCGAAGAAGAAGAAGGTAAACTCGGTTATGTCGCATTTGGACATAATGGACAGCGCCACGAACTTTATGCAAACTCTTCTTACGAAGCTAAACAAAAAGCTGTAAAACATTTTAATCCTCCAAAATCTAAACAACATTTAGTATCAGTACATCTTGCACAAAAAGATGGTAAAGATGTAGTACATACTGCTACAGAATCTGTACAAGAAGGTGCTCTTGATGACTTGCGTGACCGTCAAGCTGCTGAAC